GTTGTAAGCTCCGTTATGGCCAAGGTGCTAGGTAGGCCCGTAGAGGACATAGAACAGGCCTCAGAGGCCATTCTGGGCGATCCTAACTTAACTATGGAGTTCCGCTCACGTATGCGGGACGCAGAAATTAAAGAACTAGAGATTCGCACTAAGGATGTGCAAGATGCTCGACAGATTTTAAAAGTGAGTAAAGGGCCAATTGCAATATCTACTCTTGTTGTTATTGCGTTCTCTGTTCTGCTGTTTCTCTTAATGTTTGTAGCTATCCCGGCAGGGAGCCAAGCAGTGGCCTACTTGCTCATGGGTTCTATGGCTACAGCGTTTACTCAAGTATTAAACTTTTGGCTTGGCACATCTGTTGGAAGTAAAGAAAAAGATTCAACTATTTCTCGTTTTGCTGTAGCAGCAGAATCAGATCAAAAAGCTCGGAGGCAGAATGCACCCCGATAAAAAGAAATTTATTAGCCACGGTAATATCCCTTACACTCAAAAGCTATTCCTAGAGTTAGGTTATGATGCAGATGTGGCTATCTACACTCTCAAAGACTACGACTACGAGTACGAAGGTAAGACGTATAAATCTATTAAGCGTCTCTATCTTGAGATGGAAGATGTGACAGAGTATCAGTTTGCTAATGAATACTTCTACTCTTGGAACCATTGGCAACGCATCTGTAACAACAAAGTCATTCGTAAGCACATTGATGAATGGCGCGATGAGCTAGAGCTTAAGCTACGTTCTCATGCTATTCGTAACATCATTGACATGACCTCTGAAGAACGTGGCTTCCAGGCTGCCAAATACGTCGCTGAGAAGGGATGGGAGAAGGGGTCAGTAGGTAGGCCCAAGAAAGACACTTCAGAGCGTGACGCTAAGATTGAGGAGCGTCTACACGAAGACTTCGCAGGGGATGTAGCTCGCTTAAAGGAAATGGTGTAATATGGAAGATTGGCAAAGAGATGCGTACAAGCGTATAGAGTCAATGCCCAAGGAAGCAAGGGAGCTACGAGACTTAGCTATGGAAGACTTGTACTTCTTTGCCCGTCTTGTTAACCCTGGTTATATGTACGGCTCTATTCATAAGGAGCTGTTCAAGTGGATGCAAGAGTATAGCCTCTTCGGTCAAGGAGAGGCTCTTACTTCTAACAAACTTATTATGCTCCCTCGTGCTCACCTTAAGAGTCACATGGTTGCTACATGGTGTGCTTGGATTATCACTCGGCATCCAGAAATTACGATTCTTTACGTATCAGCTACATCAGAGCTGGCACAGACTCAACTATACGCTATCCAGAACATCATTGGTTCCACTCAATACATGCGTTACTTCCCTGAGTATGTCCATCCCCAGGAAGGTAAACGAGAACGCTGGAACCAAACTAAAATGTCAGTGGATCACATTAAGCGTAAGAAAGAAGGTATTCGTGACTCCACTATCGCTACCGCAGGTTTGACAACTAACACTACTGGTTGGCACGCTGACGTAATTGTAGCGGATGACTTGGTAATCCCTGAGAACGCATACACCGAGGATGGCCGGGAGAGCGTCTCTAAGAAGGCTTCTCAGTTTACCTCTATCCGTAATGCTGGTGGCTTCACAATGGCCTGTGGTACGCGCTACCACCCTCGTGACATCTACTCTGTGTGGAAGAACCAGACATACGAAGTGTTTGATGACAACCTTGTGCTCATGGACAAGCGCCCTGTATGGGACATGAAAGAGCACGCTGTAGAAACTGATGGTATCTTTATCTGGCCTCGTGTAGTTCGGGGTAATGATAACAAGGCTTTTGGCTTTGACCTTAACACCCTCTCCCGTATCAAAGCTGAGTATGAAGACCGTGTTCAGTTCTACGCTCAGTATTACAACGACCCTAATGACCCAGGTTCAGATCGGATTACCAAAGACAAGTTCCAATACTACAATCAACGTTTCTTAAAGAAACAAGGCTCTACTTGGTATTTTAAAGAACGCAGATTAAACGTCTATGCTGCTGTTGACTTTGCATTCTCTCTTAACAAGAAAGCAGACTGGACAGCCATTGTCGTAATTGGTATTGACTCTGATGGGAACATCTACGTACTAGACATTGACCGCTTCAAGACAGACAAGACTTCTGAATACTTTAGACACCTAGCAGAGCTACACTCTCGATGGGAGTTTAAGAAAGTAAGAGCTGAGGTTACAGTTGCTCAGCAGATCATTGTCAACGACATTAAGGATTACATCAAGAGTGAGGGTATGCGTCTCTCTGTTGAGGAATACCGTCCTAATAGAACAGAGGGCAGCAAGGAAGAACGTATTGCGTCCACACTAGAGCATCGTTATGACAACCTAATGATGTGGCATTATGAAGGTGGACACATTCCGGCCCTAGAAGAAGAGCTTGTCCAAGCACGGCCCGCTCACGACGATTTAAAGGATGCCCTTACCTCTGCCATTGGTATTGCTATTAAACCCAAGCAGAGCCGCTCTAAGGGCGATATGATGGACTATATGACTAGCTCCATGCCAACACACAGTCGCTTTGGCGGCATTGCTTTCAAATAGAGGTTATAATGGCAGGCAACAAGAAGGTAGCAGAGATTCAAGAAGCGTTTGTTCAGGATGGTGAAGCAGGCTTTATTGCTCACCTATGGGACACGTATAACAACCAGCGTCAGGAGAAGATTCACGAGTGGTTGGAATTACGTAATTACATTTTCGCTACAGATACTACATCGACCAGTAATTCAGCATTGCCCTGGAAGAACTCTACAACGCTTCCTAAGCTCTGTCAGATTCGGGACAACCTCCACTCCAACTATGTCAGCGCTCTCTTCCCTAACGACTCCTGGCTAAGCTGGAAGGGCTATTCCCAGCAAGACAGTACTAAGGCTAAAGCTAAGGCCATTGAAACTTACATTCGTAACAAGGTGAGGGAAAGCCGCTCTCGTACAGAGATTTCTCGTCTGCTGTATGACTATATTGATTACGGTAATGCGTTTGCAAGCGTACACTTTGAAAACAATGTAAAAGAGATGCCAGACGGCTCTGTAGTGCCTACGTACATTGGCCCACGTATTACTCGTATCAGCCCCCTTGACATTGTGTTCAATCCTTTGGCTACAGACTTCCAAGACACCTTTAAGATTGTTCGCTCTGTAAAGACCCTAGGAGAGCTTAAGAGGCTCGCACAGACTGACCCTGACCAATCCTACTGGTTAGATGCTTTAGCCAACAGAGAGGAGCTTAGAGGCCGTCTAGGGGGCTATTCTAAGGAGGACTTCGATAAGGCTCTCGGATTCCAAGCAGATGGCTTTGGCTCCATGTACGAATATATCATGGGCGACTACATGGAAATCCTCACTTTCTACGGAGACTATCATAACTCCGAGACAGGTGAGTTAGAGGTCAATAAGGTCATTACCATTGTAGACCGTAGCCATACAATCAAGGTAGAAGATATTCCTTCTTGGCTAGGCCATGCTCCAATCTACCATGTAGGATGGCGCTATCGTTCTGATAACCTGTGGGCTATGGGGCCGCTAGATAACCTCGTAGGTATGCAATATCGTATTGATCACCTAGAGAACTTGAAAGCGGACGCTATGGACTTAACTGTTCACCCGCCTCTTAAGATCATTGGTGAAGTAGAGCAGTTTGTATGGGGGCCAGGAGCAGAGATTCATATTGACGAAAACGGTGATGTTCAGGAGATGGGGCAGAACCTGAATGGCATTATCACTGCGTCTAATGAAATACAGGCCCTAGAAGACCGTATGGAGCTCTACAGTGGCGCTCCGAGGGAAGCCATGGGGGTACGTACTCCTGGAGAGAAGACAGCCTTAGAAGTCCAAACTCTAGCCACAGCGGCTGGACGCATCTTCCAAGAAAAGATCGCTACCTTCGAGATTGAATTGTTGGAACCTGTTCTTAACTCTATGCTTGAAACCTCTAAGCGGAATATGTCACGCTCAGATGTTATTCGAGTAATGGATGATGAACTTGGTGTAGAGACTTTTCAGACAATCACTAAAGAAGACATTACTGCGTCTGGTAAACTCCGTCCTATTGGCGCTCGTCACTTTGCTAAGCAAGCTCAAGACCTCCAGAACTTGATTGGTATTATGAACTCTCCTGTAGGTCAGATGGTAATGCCTCATACTTCGGGTAAGGAGATGACTAAGTTCATCAATGACGTTGTTGGCTTACATGGTTACAAGCTATTCAGCCCTAACGTAGCAATCAGTGAACAAGCTGAGACGCAATCAATGATGAACCAAGCCCAAGAAGACATTGAGATGCAGATGAATACACCTGCGGAGGGTGCTATTTAATGAAGACAAGCTGGACAGCTTACATTAAAGACCCTGAACGCAAAGAGGAGATACGAAAGAGTTTTAATTCCTCTGTTGTTATGCGTAAACGCTTAAAAGAGATGCTCGAAAGGAAGATTCACGCTAAAATTACAGCGTGTCAGAGTGAAAATTTATACGAAAGTCCTAATTGGGCACTTCTTCAAGCGGATTCAAGGGGTTATGAGCGAGCTATGAATGATGTTATTAAACTTTTAGAAGAAAAAGAAAAATAATTTCTGGGTTTTGTCTCAAATTCTAGTATATAATAATACCCCCTTAAGATATATACTAGGTATATGTCTGTTGGTTATAATTATTATTACTAACCAACAGATTAAATCTAGGTATATACCTAAGAAACTAATTCAAGGAATTTTATGACTACCGAGTCATCTGTATTTAGTGATCAAGCTCCTACCCAGGAGACTTCACAACAGCAACAACCTGCGTCAGAGTCTCAAACTCCGCAGGAACCAGCATCATCTGCGTCATCAGATTCAATGTGGGCCGACCAGCTTGCATCAATCAAGAATGAACGTGGAGAGCCGAAGTATCGAGACGTACCTACAGCCATCCAGGCCCTGCAACATTCCCAACAGTACATCCCACAACTCAAGCAAGAAAATGAATCGCTGAGAGAGGAACTGACGCGGTTAAAAGCAGAACTGGAGCAGCGTGGTAGTCTTGATGATACGATCCAGCGGCTCACTTCTCAAAGTCAACAAGCCCCAACTCCACAAGAGGTTCAGGGATTGACACCAGAGCAAGTTCAGGAAATGCTGGAACAGCGCTTGACTGAGCGTGAGAAGGCACAAGCGGCCCAATCTAACATTCAAAAAGTCGAGCAAGCTATCTCCCAGATGTACGGAGACAAGACCAAGGAAGTTGTAGCACAGCGTGCTAAAGACCTTGGTATTACTCCTACTAAGCTGGGTCAGTTAGCCTCCGAGAGTCCAGATATGGTTCTCGCGTTGTTCAATGCTAAACAACCAAGCTCGCAAGGGCATCCCTCTAGTTCAAGCGTAAATATCCCTCCTGTTACCCCCAAGAACACTGCTGAAGTAACTCGCCCAGAGAAGTCACTATTAAGCGGGGCGAAGTATGCTGATCAGCGTGATTACTTGAAACAGGTTCAGAAGGCGACATACGAACGCTTGGGCGTACAAGTTGACTAAAGGAAAATAGAAAATGCAAGTTACAACTAATACTCGTGCGTTTATCGAGTCCGAGGTTTATTCTCAGTTCATCCTGATGAACCTCCACGATGGCCTCCTGCCGGAGTCCTTCTACCGCAACGTATCTGACTTCGGTTCTGGTGATACTCTGCGTATCAAGACCGTTGGTTCTGTAACCATCCAAGAAGCTGCTGAAGACACTCCGCTGGTTTACGCACCGATTGAAACTGGTGAAGTAACCATGCAGATGACTGACTATATTATTCATTAAGCCAATGTAGTCGTAAAAGCGTCATAAGATCGATTGGCGACGCTTGGTATGTTCGTTTGTAGCATACTTAAAACTTATGGTAAATAACTGGAAGGCTGTAGTGGCTAACCAGAGAGAAGTCTCGATAGACTTATACACATACGGAGAGTATGATGATTGATTTCAAATATGCAGCAGGCTTTATTGACGCAGATGGTAGCATCCAAATCCACGCTAAGAAGTTTGGAGATAGGTTTGCAATCTACCCTGTTATCAGTATAACCCAACTTCCTCACCGGAGTAATCTCCTCCACGATATAGCTGGCTTCTATAATTTAACAGTACATAGAAACTCTCGTGGTACAGATGAGATTAGGGTATCAGGAAAGAAGGGCGGCAATCTGCTTGAGCATACTTTTAAGCACATGGTTCTGAAACAAGACTTGGCAAAATACGTACTATCCTTGCCTAAGTTTGTAGATGAGACAGAGCTTAAAGCAATCAAGTCTGTTATTAAAAACCTTAGACGGAATAACACTCCCTGTAAGCATCGGCCCTCACGTAGATGGGCTGCTGGGTATATTGACGGGGATGGTTGCATTAGCGCAAGCCTTAATAAGAAAGGCTCTCTAGAATGCAGATTGTCTGTTTCAACATGGATACACGCTCAAGCGGGTGTCAAGCTCCTCCAAGAATCTTTTGGTGGTAACATAGTTGAAACAAGGAATACTGCGAACTGGCGCGTTAACTTATCACCATCTAAGGTACAGGAGTTATACGAGTTCTTGGGAAAACATCTTATGATTAAGAGAACCCAACTCGAAATAGCTTACGACTTTATCAGTAAGAATAAGCACTCCCGGAGATTGGGAGCAACTGATGAAGACCTTCGTAGCTTCTGTGAGACACTCGCAACGACTAAATCCGTAAGCATCCGAAAGGATGATGTTATAGTCTGATGGGTTGAAATACCCAATGTACTGATGACCTCCGTGAAGACGGTTCTCAGGTTGAGCAGCTTATGACACAACGTTCTGTTGAGTCTACCCGCGCCATCCAGGAGAACTTTGAGACTCGCTTCCTGACAGTTGCACAAGCTGGTCAAGTTAATGCTGATCCTAACACCATTAACGGTTTCCCGCATCGCATTGCCTCTTCTGAAACCAACAACGTATTCGCTCTTGATCACCTGATTCAGATGCGTCTAGCTTTTGATAAAGCTAACGTACCTGCTGAAGGCCGAGTGTTCATCTGCGATCCTGTTGTTGAAGCTACTCTTAACCGTCTGGTAACAATCACCCATGATGTGACTCCTTTCGGTCAGAAGATTCTGGAAGAAGGTTTGGCTCGTGGTCAGCGCTTTGTTATGAGCCTGTTTGGTTGGGATATTATCCAGTCCAATCGTCTTCCTCGTGGCACTTTCTCTGACGGCACTACCTCTGTCACTGACGGTGTTGCTAACATCTTCATGTGCGTACTTGATGACCAAACCAAGCCTGTAATGGCTGCATGGCGTCGTATGCCCAAGTCTGAAGGTGAGCGTAACAAAGACCGTGCTCGTGATGAGTTCGTAGTACGTGCTCGCTGGGGTATGGGTGTACAGCGTGTAGACACTCTGGGCGTCCTAATCACTTCTGCTTCTAACTACTAAGGAATAATCATGGCTTACGAAACTTCTGCCTTCGGCTCTGCCGATGGTTCTAACGTAAACTCTACGGTTAGCAACCACTATGGCCCTCGTGTAATTGGTAACGCTGAAGGTGTCTACCCTGCTAAAGGCGTAGAGACTGAAGCTGCTATGAACTTCGATGGCGATGCACTTGATCTTCCGGTGTTCCTGCCTGAAGGTTCTTATGTGGTTAACCTTGTTACAGACTTTGCAACAGGTGCTGTAGTCACTGCTACTGTAGGCGGTACAGATATTACTGGAGCAGGCGGAACCTCTGGTGGTACAACCGACCCATTAGTGATTGGCCCTGTAGGCGGTGAGCTTGTTATTACTGGTCCCACTGCTGGCTCTGTGATTGTTTACTACCGTCACATTGCGTAAGTAGTAATACGCCCCTCGCCTCTTGGCTTTAGGATTGGGAGTTCCCGGTCGGCTTACGCGAGGGCTATCATAAGGCTGGGTCGGGAAACCGGCTTGGCCTTTTTTATTGTCTGGAGGTTTAAATGGCCATAGAGCATGCCAACATTCCAGAGAGCGGATTGCACGAACCTAAAGGGGCTAGTACAGCTTCTGTAGACACCACCTACATCTCTGACGGTACAGGGAGTGGTACGTGGAAGAAGGTGGATGCTAACGCTCTCCAAGGGACTCTTAGTAACACTGCTCCTTCTGGGAGACGTATTGTAACAGACGGAGCTGGGGGCTTCTCTGCTGATCTTGTTCCCGGTTCTGCATTTGGTACAATGAATTTAACCGACAACACCACGGCTAAGAACGTAACTGCGGCTGCTGACACAACTCTAAATACTAACTCTGATTTTGTTGAATACGATGTGGCTCTGTCTTTTGAGTCTGTTCAGAATATGACAGAAGGCGCTAACTATCTTGAGATTGATCAGAGCGGTTTATACTTAATTGATTTCTGGTGTGGTGTTAAGTCGAGTGTATCCACTACTAAGTTCTCTCTCAAGTTTGTTCGTAACGACACACTCTTTGTGGGACGTGGCCCTAAGTTGACTACTAGCAACTCTGGAGTAGTAGCAAATCTTTCTGCTAACGGTATTCACGATTTTAACGCAGGAGATCAGGTTAAGTTATTTATTGCAGCAGATAAAACAGCGGACATCACTATTGAAGACTTAACTTTCCAGATGGTATACTTGGGGAGCTTCGCATGAGATACACCCTCCTAGAGATGACGCAGGAGATTCTATCCGATATGGATAGTGATAATGTCAACTCTATCTTTGACACCTTTGAGTCAGAGCAAGTTGCACAGATTATCAAGAGCACCTTCTTCTCCATCATCTCCACTCGTGACTGGCCTCACCTTAAGAAGCTAGTGTCTTTGACACCTTCAGGCTCCCTGGCCTTACCTACTCACATGTACATTGAGGACGGGGTAACACGGCTTGTCAGTGTGAACTACAACTGCGCTAAACCTAACGATACTCGTCGTTACTATCGTCCAGTTGAGTGGCGTGAGCCAGATCACTTCCTGCAAATCACTAACGCTCAGAACACTGACACAGATTTTGTTGATGTTATTGTTGACCCTTCAGGTATTGAGCTATTAATTCGTAACAACCAGAACCCCACTTACTTCACCTCCTTTGACGACAAGACGCTAGTGTTCAACTCTTATGACTCTGAGGTAGATGACACTCTTCAAGAGTCTAAGGTGCAGGCGCAAGCCTATGTTATGCCTGGATGGCAGATGGTTGATACCTTCGTACCTGATCTTCCAGCAGAGGCTTTCATCGCCCTTGTAGAAGAGGCCAAGAGCCGTGCTATGCTTCGCCTGAAGCAGATGGAAGACCCGAAGGCAGAGCAGGAGTCTCGGCGTCAACAACGTTGGTTGTCTCGAAACGACTGGCGTGTTAAGGGTGGTATTAAAAGTCCCAACTATGGTCGGAATTCTGTTAAGTTCCGGCGTGACCCAACTTTTGAAAGGAATGACTACTAATGGATTTGACTGAATACAAAGGCTACAAGATTCAACACGACGGCAGCTTCGGCATGTATACCATCAAGCCTCTTGGAAAAGGTTCTGTCCCTAAAGAACTGAAAGGCCGTTACACGAGTTATGGGGCAGCTCAGCACGCTATTGATGCCGCTTCTAAGACTCAACGGGGTAAGACTAATGGCGAGACAGGTTCAGGCAGTTGAGGTAAACACGTTTGTTAAAGGGCTTATCACTGAAGCAAGCCCTTTAACTTTTCCAGACAATGCCTCTCTGGACGAAGAGAACTTTGTCCTTCTAAGAGATGGTAGTCGGGAGCGTCGTCTAGGAATGGACTACGAGGATGACTTTCAAGAGGTTAGTACAGAGATTAATGCCCCAGAAGGTAATCTGGCTATTTCCACATACTCTTGGGACAATGCTGGAGGTGTTCCTGAGAAGACCCTTTTGGTCATCCAAACAGGGCTTGTGTTAAAAATCTTTGACCCTGACCAATCCCCCCTGTCTTCTGGACAAGTCTACTCTGAAAACTTAATTAATGACGACAGTAGTGTATTCTCCTACGCTAACGTAGATGGCACCCTAGTCATTGCTACTGGCCAAAAAGATATTCAAATTTTATCTTGGGACGGAGCTTCTGTAACAAAAACTACCGCTTCTCTGAAGACTAGGGACTTGTGGGGCGTAGAAGATAAGACCGATGGAGTGGACTTATTAGAAGGGCAAGGTGTTACTATTCGGCCCTCCTCTTTGTCAGACGCTCATTGCTATAACCTCCGTAATCAGACTTGGGCCATCCCTAGGGAGAGGGGCGACGACACTACCGACACATACGACCCTATCCTTTATTTTCAAGAGGGGGGTGCAGGTTATCCCTCAAACTCTGATAACGTCCACTATGCGCTATACCCTAATGCAAACGATGACAGGAACAGGACAGGAGATCAGTTCTTTCGTAGGGACTTAATTAACAATCCTCCTGGTTCTTTCCCAGCCCCCAAGGGCTATTTTGTTATAGATGCAATGGAGCGTGGAGCCTCCCGTCTCCAAGAGGCAGAAAAGCTATACCAAAACTACACTGAACTTACTTCCCCTATTGCCTCTCTCCCTGAAGACAGGACACCTGGGGGGCCGTCTTGCGTACAAGAGTATGCAGGAAGGGTTTGGTACGGGGGATTTTCAGGACAAGTTGAAGGAGGAGACAATCGCAGTCCCCGTCTCTCTTCCTACATTTTCTATTCTCAACTTGTTAGGCACCAGTCGGATATTAACGCTTGCTACCAAGAAGGCGACCCCACCTCTAAAGAGAACCCTGACCTATTAGATACGGATGGGGGCTTTATCAAAGTGGACGGTGCCTATAACATTCAAGCTCTTGTTAATGTAGGAGCTGGTTTGTTGGTAGTGGCGGAGAACGGGGTGTGGATGGTTAGTGGCGGCTCTGACTATGGCTTCTCTGCTAATAACAATATGCGCCGTAAGATTAGTGAGCATGGAGTGCAGTCTCCAGGGTCTGTTGTTCTTATTGACAACACTGTTATGTTCTGGGCAGATGATGCAATATACCATGTGGCTCCTGATCAATTTGGGGACTACCAAGCACAGAATCTTACACAAACAACTATTCAAACTTTGTATGACCAAATCCCTCCTGTGGAGAAATACTACGCTCAAGGGGCTTATGACAGCTATGACAGGAAGGTTAGGTGGGTTTACAATAACCAACCTTCAGATAGCGGGTCTGTAAAAGAGCTAGTCTTGGACATGACGCTAGGAGCTTTTTACACTAGCTCTGTTGAGTCTCTTCCAGGAACACTCCTCCCTAGGCTGGCTTCCCCTGTAGAAGTTCCTCCGTTCAGGCTGAATCAAACTGAAGAGAACATCACAGATAATGGAGAGCAAGTTGTTTATTTGGGAGAGGAGGTCACTACTCCAATCAGAAGCCGAGGAAGTGGCTCTCGTGAGATCGCCTACGTGACTCTCACTTCTCTTTCCCCTATGAAGTATACCTTCTCTACTTATAGAGACGAGTCTTTCCGAGATTGGGTTAGCGCAAACGGAGCAGGTATTGATGCCCCTGCTTTCCTCGTAACAGGCTACCTCTCAGGAGGAGACTTCTTACGTAAGAAGCAAGTCCCTTACATTAAGTTCTTCTTCAGGCGTACAGAAGACGGCTTCACTGATGACGGAACAGGTAATCTATCTGCTAACAATGAGTCTTCTTGTTTAGTACAAGCTCAATGGAATTGGGCCAACTCTGCTGCCTCTAACCGCTGGGGACGTACTTTCCAAGCGTATAGGTATAAACGTCTGTATATGCCAACAGGTGCTGCTGATGAGTTCGATAACGGGTTTGAGGTTATCGAAACCAAAAGTAAGCTACGAGGGCATGGTACAGTTCTTTCTCTTAAAATCTCCTCAGAGCCTGAAAAAGATTTAAGGCTCTTGGGTTGGTCAATGGTTGTAGGTGCAAACGGCAATGTCTAATTTTTATGTAGAAGAAGATAATTCGCTAGAAACAATGAAGGAGGCCTTGGCTCTTGCTGAGGCACACTACTACGAAGTGGAGGAGAAGTCTTCTAGCGTACCCTTCCGGCTAGATGTAGCCCTGTTGCAGGAGTATGTAAAGCTAGGGCTTCTCTACATTATCATTGCCCGAACTTACGAAGGGGAGATGATTGGCTACTTTGCTAACTTGATTAGCCCAGACGCCATCACTTCCCAGCCAGTAGGTAAGGAACTAGGCATCTATGTTAAACCAGAATGGAGACGTAGCTCTGTTCTACGAGAAATGTTAGATTTAGTAGAGGAGGGAGCTAGGAAGAGACAAGCCTATTGCCAACTCTTAGCTTTTAAGGAAGGACATGATGAAGGGATTGCTTACAAGTTTGGGTATGAACCCACAGAAATCATCTATCAAAAAGTATTCGAGGTGAGTGATGGCGGTAGCAACTAGTACAATCATTGCTGCAACAGCCCTGGCCGCCACAGCGGTATCAGGCTATCAGCAATACAAGGCAGCAGGTAGGGCAGCAGACGCCCAAAGGGAAGGTCAACAAATCTCCCAAGCTGCTCAACAAAACAGAGACAGGCAACAGAGACGGCAACAGATTCGAGAACAAAGAGTCCGTCGTGCCCGCATCCTCCAGGCGTCTGAGAACACAGGGGTGAGTGGTGGCTCAGGAGCTCTTGGTTCTATCGGGGCTTTAGGTACCTTAACAGGCGCTAACATTGCTAATATCTCCTCAACAGCACGGGCCTCTGCTGGAATCAGCGCTACACAGCAGAGAGCAGCAAATGCTCAACAAGATGCTCAAATGTGGGGAGCTATCGGGCAGACCACTGGAACCATCTTCTCAGCGGCAGGCGGTTTTGGAGACATGTTTAATAGCCCTTCTGGCAGCCCTGTTCGTGGAGGCTGGCAGAGCGAAGTGTTCACTTTTTAAAGGAAAGTAAATGGCAACTCTAACTGATTTTGCACCACAGAGCGCAGCTACCCTGGAAGATTTCCAGATTGAAGGGAACTTGGTTCCGGTGAATAACCGGGCCTCAAATGTAAACTTAGCGGCGTATACCGCGTCTCTGTCTGAAGACCCAGAATCAGTAGAGGCGACTTACTTAAACCTGACACAAGAAGGGGAAGAGAGCACACGTATGTCCGAGTCCTTACGGAATCGGGCTAAACAATTCACTGCTACTAAAGAACGTGATGCTCTCGTTTCCATCTTAACTGACCCTGACATCCCTGATGAACAGAAGATGGCAGCGTCTAGTGCCTACATGGATCAGCAAAGCTCCTTGTACGGCATCCGAAACATTGTCTCCTCTGAAGCTCTCATTGCCGAAAGTGATGATGAAACAGAGGAGTCTTCAAACTCTCGTATTAACTTCGCTGACGCTATTGAAAACGTCAACGCATACCATCGAGAGAAACAGATTTTAATGAACCACCAGCTCACATCTCAAGACCCAAACATGCTTGAGATTGGGGCTGGGTTCTTGGAACTACTTGTTCCTTTTGCAGAGCAAGGTATTACAGAGCAAACACTCTCAGCTATTCGGGGAGGAGATAAAACTGCTTGGATGGAAGCCCTAACATTGATGGGGTCTACTAAGCAGAAGTTCACAGAGACTTTACGTTCTGTTCCTCCTGAAGAGCGTGGCCCTATCATTCGTCAGGTTATTGACGCTGTAAATGAGAACTCCACCATTGTCTTTCCTGATGAGAACGACTTTGTTAAGATGGACTTTCTGCGTACAGCTCTAGAGGAAGGCTACTACGGGGAAGGGGATGCTTGGATTGACAACTTAATCTCTGTTGCAGAGCTGACTGGCCTTGTTCCTTTGGGCTGGGTAGCTCAAGGGGTTAGTCGTGGTGCTCGTGCAGCTCGTAGGGGACGTAGTGCAGCTCGTCAACTAGAGACTCCTGTTCCTGAACGTGGAACCACCTACATGGAGCTTAATGGGGTGCCCTCTAGAGCAGAGGCTCCACAGACACCCTCTCAGCCAGACGAGGTGGCCCGTACAGAGGCTGTAGACACTGACCCAGTACGTAGGGCCGAAGATGCAGCAGAAGGCCGTGCTGAAGCTCGTAGGGCCGTTATGGAGGACTCCCCCTCTCTGTCTCGAATGGAGGAAGCCTACGAAGCAGAGCTTGCAGCTAAACGCTATGTAGAAACAGATGTGAAGCCTGTTTCTATTGCTAACAACTATCGTAACACTAACCCCTCTAAAGCTCGCGCTGCCAACCAACTAGCTGCGGAGGACACTACAGGTCAAGCAGCAGAGGCTTTGTATGGCACTAACCGTGTAGAGGCAACAGCTCACGATGCCCTGCAAGGCATCCCTAAATCTGATGGTTCTCTGGTCAACAAAGTGAGTATGCCGGACGCCTATCCTAAAGCTCGCCCTCTTCCTCCTAGCCCTCGTGTGATGGATGTAGTAGCGGACAACGGTGCCATCTACTTAACAGACGCAGAGAAGGTTGCTACAGCTACTCGTGTAGTTAATGATTTTAACAACGTAGCTGGTTTAGTAACTCGTACTGAAATGTCGGTGCCTGCTGTACGTGACATTGGTGGCTCTTTCCGTGTAGGCGTAACCTATGGCCCACGGGACAATGGTTGGTCAGATGGTGCCGATGCCTTAGAAAAAGTACGCACCTCTCTGCGTGACTATGGTGTTAAGGAAGAGGAACTCACCCTCCTACGCCGTGAAGGAGAAGATTACGTACCTGTTGATAAGGCACAGGCTACAGAGGCAGGGGACTACCTAGTTAAGGTTGACTACCCCTACACTATCTCTGCTGCTAAAGTGGAAGATTGGAATGATTTGGATGTAGTATTTAACTACCTAGATCGTATCCCTCACATGCGTGGGGCACGCTCTGGTAGCATGGCTCGTCACATACTTGATGCTCACTCTATGCTACACCCTAACATTACGCTAGGAGCTAACGTAGCCGTAGATAAGGCAGCTCAGCTTGAGAAGACTCTGGTAGAGCTTACTACGTCTTTCACTAAGAAGTTTAACAAGCTGTCTAAGCAAGGACAGGCTGCGGTAGAAAAGGAGATTAAGCGAGCTAACAAGGAAGGCCGTAACCGTACCACCACCTCTCTCAAGGCAGATGGTTTTGGTGACGAAGAAGTAGCTGCTTTGCAAAGCTGGAGGGAAACTTGGGACACTATGTACTGGTTGGAGAACCAAGACCTAGTGAAGACACTACGTAACCGTGGATACCAAGTTTTAGAGGACGGCTCTACAGACACTCGTATGTTCGTTAAACCTATCAGCCGTAATCAGGCAGGCTCTCACCAACGAGCCTACGACCCTGAGACAGGTAAGATGGAGGACCTGACTGCTGAGGATTTAACAGAGCTGTATGAGAAAGGCGGTACAGTCTCTAGCCTACGTTCTCCCTTCGTAGAAGGGGAGGAATCCGTTAAAGTTGTCATCTCCCGTAACCAAGCAGGTGGCCCATACTCTCGTGCTCTACGAGATGATGACCAAATCCTGAACTACCGGGAGGGCTACTACACTGTCTACTACGATGTGCCTAAGATGGTAGAGCGTACTGTTACAGACAGCCGTGGTAACATCCTTAAGCAGGGAGCTGTAGCTACAGCAAGAGACACTTCTACAGCACAACGTTACCTGAAGCGTATGCAGCAAGAGGCTGAGCCTAACGTCACATACTCTATTCGAGATACTCGTGAGCGTATGCGCTTTGATAGCGATGACAACTGGAACCTTCAGGAAGCGGCAGGAAGGGTTGCTCAGCGTGTTCGAGGAGAAAGGCTGGAGGATGCCACTAGCCCCATCCTTGACGAGTCTCACAACCACGTTCTCGGCCCTGTAGACGCATTGATTAGGTCTGCTCGTAACGTCTCCACTCGTGTACCTATGAGGGACTACCTAGAGACAACTAAGTCTCGTGCAGTTAATCAATATGGGCATATGTTCCCCAGAGATCAGTATGGCCGTCCTCAGTTTCCTAAAGACTCTTCTGAGATTAAGGCTAAGGAAGGATTCTCTAAGGAGGCGGCTGACGCTCGGACTACAGTGGAGTATATCAACTCTCTAGAGAATGGCTACATCAACCAGATTGATGACACCATTAAGTATGCTCTACGGGTAATTGCTGACGCTTCTGGTAAACGAGGGATGTCTATTGCAGAGAGGGCATTGAACGCTACAGCAGATGCTGGTGGCCCTACACGACTAGCTCGTGGTGTTGCCTTCACCCTCTACCTTGCTCTTAACCCTCTGCGTCAGTTTGTTGTTCAGTCGCATCAGGCTGTACAGCTTACTGCTCTAGCTCCTCGATACGTCACCACTCGACTGGTTAGTGATATGGCGGCTATCTTGGAGTATAAGACAACAGGTAAGATTCGTCTTGGTAAGGCGGCTACTGGACGTAGTGAAGCAGAGATTAAGGCAATGGCGGCGGCTTACGACAACAGCGGCTTATCTGCTTCCATTGATAAAAGTAACTTGGTGAGGGGGAGTTTGTCAGAGATTGCTGACTCTACTTCGGCAGGGGGCTATCGCAGGACTACTCTGGCACGCTTTGTGGGTTTAGGTGCTCAGGGTATTGCTGCTTCCCGTAAGGCGGGGTTTGATGTAGGCGAAGAGATTAACATGCTTAGCTCTTGGCTAACACATTACAACATGGCAGTTGAGAAGACAGGGAAGGCGTTAACCAAAGCAGAGTATGACAAGGTGAGTGCTATGGCACGCTCCTACACCTATAACATGAACCGTGCTGGCGACATGCCTTACAACGAGAACTCGTTAGGCATGATCTTCCAGTTCATGCAGGTGCCTCACAAGTCCTTTCTCCAGATGACTACCAACCGTAACTTGACCAAGACACAGAAGGCACGCTTAGCTACCTTCAACTTGGTGATGTATGGAGGAGTCCCTGGTACAGGTTTGTCTCTCTTCTTACAGCCTTGGCTGCCTCAAGAAGGTGAAGAAAGGGAAGCGCTTCTACAAGGTGTGGAAGGGTATATGTTCAACAAGCTAGCTTCTCTGATGTACGGAGAAGATGTAGCTATTGACTTCTCTTCCCTCGCTGCGGTAGACAACAGAGGCCTCTTAGAGTTTATTGGCGGACTATGGACTACTGACGCTGGTAAGATTCTAGCTGAGTCTCCTGCTGGTTCCTTGGTGATGGGAAGTAATCCACGTATCACTCAGTTTGCAAGAGCTGCTGCTGAATACTTCCACTACTCTGAACCTCTTGACCAAAACCCTATTGACACAGGAGAACTGTTCATTGAGTTTGGTAAGTTGGCTTCTGGATTCTCTAGTGCATTTAAAGCACGAGTAGCTTTAGAGTATGGTAAGAAGTATAACGCTAATGGCGGTGTTACAGATGCTAACGTTAACACTGTTGAAGCTGTAGCTGCTGCCTTTGGTTTCCAGACTCTACATGAAGCTCGTTCCTTCTGGGCTAGTAACGAGGTGTATCAATCCCGCACTTCTCATGGAGAAGATGTCAAGGAATGGTATCGTCTGGTTAAGCAACAGCTAGCTCGGGAAGGGATTAGTAATGAGGAGCGTGACTTTGCACTACGTGTTCTTAACGTAGCTGCGGAACAGTTCAAGGACGACCCTCGTGCTCAACAGACCATCCAGCAACAGTTGCAGTATGACGTAGAGAATGGTGACTTGTCTCTGTTCAATTCCGTTATTAACTCTGCTCCTTGGATGGATTCGGCTACAACACGAGAAGTCCTCAACACTATGCCTATTACGGAAGAGCAGCGAGAGATGGGGATTCGTACTCTCGACTTTATTGACAATTACCGCGAGGAAGATTAATGGCGGACTTTACCCTAGCGCAAATTGGTGGAGCACCTACCAGCGCTCAACAACCTCAACAAGCAGTACAGCAGCCCTCCGGGGCTGTTGCTGCCCTTGATTTCGTACAGGACATTGGCACTAGCTTGTTTGAATCCTTTGCAGAGAATAGGCAAGAGAAGAAAGTAGAGCAAGCTAATGAGGCTGTGTCTCGCTTCAGTCGTCAACAGCTAGAAATTGCTCAAGCTGTTGACCGTGGAGACATGACCTCTCAGCAAGCGCGTATGCGTATGCGTGCTAACTATGCTTCTGCTATTGCTAACAACCCCAACCTAACCACAGACTACGCTAAGGCTCACTCAACCATCTTAGGTACTGCTGGCTTAGGTAAGGTAGCTGCTGAAGGTACGGAGCAAGAGCAGCAGTTCATGGCTGTGCAATCAGAAGCTACAATGAAGGGCTGGGTTACTTCAGGTATGTCTGCTGAGGACGCACAAGACGCTACCTATGCGTATATGCAGTTCCAACGTGAACAGCAGATGATTGACGCTGAACAGAATCAGCTTGGGCTACAGCGTGCTCGTATTGGCCTTGAGGCTGACAGAGTTGGACTAGCTTCTGCTCGTGTAGGGCTGGGCACAGCTCAGATTAACCAGCAGCGTGCTCAGATTAGCTTGCAGGAAGATAGGGCACGTATCCGTTCCCAGGAAGCCTCTGGCTCTATGGCCGATGCTGCTGCTACTCGACTACGCACTAAGTTCAACACTATCCAACAGCAAGTGGAAGCAGGCTCTCTTGACCCTGTAGAAGCGACACAGATGATGGACGAAGAGTGGTTAGTCATTCAGTCTGAGGTTAGCCGTATTGGGCAAGGCGCTGGTAGTGAGTATGTGAACAACCTAGTTGCCCCTCTACGGGATTTCTACCAAGTTAAGCGTGGATATGTTACTGGTGAGACAGATGCAGAGACCATGGAAGCTGTTGCAGCCAATGCTCTGGCACGCCAAACTGTAAACATCACAGGTGATCCAGAAACTGCTCGTATTATTGCAACTTCTCAATTAGTAGGAGCGGCAGGGAACTTATCCCTACAAGGCCCATTGAACCGCATAGCGCTCGATCAGGTGGACAGGAATAGTAACCCACAGGCTCGACCTGCTGACCTCACAGACCCTACTAACGAGGCGGCTACAGGGTCTTACTTGAATATGCTTAAAGAAGGGATGGGTTCTGACAGGGAGGATGTACAGCAGGAGGTTCAGACTAATATCAATCAGGTTCTCCGTGGCCTAGGTAGCTACGGAAGTATGGTGGAGAACCCGAGAGAGCTGAATCAAGTGGCGGACTTCTTGGCGGGAGATCAGTATGGAAGCTGGGTGTCGCAGAATGGCACTGCTATTAACGCTGAGAATGCAGCAGCAGCCCGTGAAGTGGTTCAGGTGCAGTTTGATGAAGTGGTACGTCCCCTGATTGCTGAGGAATGGCGTAATGCTAGTCAGCTAACCTACGCTGTACCAGACCCGGCTCGTCCAGAGACTGCTGGACAGACTGAATCTGTCACCTCATCTATCCGTCCTTTCTTTACAGGGAACGGTGTACGTTTCGTTCCTGCGGATAGTGTACAGATGAACCCCCGCCTACGCGCTAAGATTAACGACCTCAACCGTACAGTAGCTCCTGTAGTGAATCGTTTGGTGAGAATGGGAGCGCACCTAGAAGGCACCAGAGATTATCAGAGGATTTATGAAAGCAACTACGCAGGGTTATTCGGAGACGCAGGTACAGGGCAAGAATAAAGGGATTAGTATGAAGGAGAAGATTGCCGCAGCCGTTAGCATTGCTACACTGTTCCTATCGCTAATGGCGGGCTACGCTACAATCCAGTCGGACTTAGCGAGGATGGAGGAGAGGGTCAATAGTATGAGTAATACTAACTCTCAAACTCTTGACGTGCTGAATAGATTGGCTGAGAGCGTAGATCGACTCTCGGAGAGTGTGGCGAGACTAGATGAGAGGACTAAGGTCTTAGAGAGAACTGACAATTAGAAACAGAAAAAGCCCCTACCAGTTTCCTGGAGGGGCTTTCTTTTTATCTATACATTATGCTTCGCAAGCCTTGCATTCCATACGCTTACTCCGTGCAAAGGACTGAGCAGCGTTAACAGCATGTTGGTAGTAGAGAGTAGGTAACCCTGCCTTAGCAGCGTATAGCGTAATCTCGTTAATCTCCTTAGCTGTCCATGTATCGTCAATCATTAGGTTCAATGATTGAGTTTGGTCTAGGAACTGTTGACGTACAGCAGCTAGGTTAAGGAGGGTGTAAGGATTTATCTCCTTGAAGGTGAGGAATACTTCCTTCTCATGGTCAGTGAGGAAAGGTAGGTGCTGTACACTGCCATCATTCTCTGCAATGCTACGCCATACCTCTGGAGTATTCTGTCCAGCTTCCTCAAGCAACTTCTCTAGGTGAGGGTTCTTCATCTCAACCTTAGCCTTAGCTAGGTTCTTGATGTAGTAGTTACTCATTACAGGTTCAATAGAAGGACTGGCCTGTCCTAAGATGAAAGCACTTGATGTAGTGGGTGCAACAGCGTTCAGAGTGGTGTTGCGTCTACCATAGCCCTCTAGTACCTCTGGTTCACCAAACTCCTTAGCAAGCTCCTCTGAGGCTTTATAGGAGCGTTCCTTGAGTAGCTTGAACACTTCGTAGTTTAGCTTAGTTGCCTCAACAGAGTCCATAGAGATACGCTTACTCTGTAGGAGAGAGTGCCAACCTAATACACCTAAGCCAAGAGCACGGTGACGCTTAGCAAACTTCAAGGCCCGACTCATAAAGGTGTAGGCTAACTGATCTTGGTAGTCATCCGACTCACCTAGTGCCTCAATCTTCAGGATAAACTCTGTTACTACAGCGTCAAGGAAGTAGACCATTGTTTCAACTAGGTCTGTGTCCTTCCATTCCTCGTAGTGCAAGAGGTTAACAGAACTTAGTACGCATACAAAGCTCTCATCCTCAGAGAGAGGAAGAAGAATCTCCGAGCACAAGTTACTGCCTGTGATCTTCATATCCTTATCTTTGTACACTTGAGGACGGTTAGAGTTAGCATTGTCAGTGAACAGGATGTAAGGGAAGCCAATAGAAGAACGTGTACGTAGTACGTCAGCCCACACCTTACGCTTCCCTGCGTCTCCCTCAATCATTTCCTGTAGCCACTGATCAGTTACAGTCACTCCAGTGGTTAGATTGTGGATGGGATGCCCATCTGTACCGATCTTCAGGAACTCGTCAATGTCAGGATGCTCTACAGGCAGGTAAGGGGCAAACCGTCCTCGACGAGTAGAACCTTGAGAGATTACATCTGATACCTTCTCGAACAACTCCATGAAGTGAACAGAGCCAGAGGACTTGCCATTGTCCTTGATAGCAGCCCCTCGTGGACGTAAATCTCCGAAATAGCCAGAGGTGCCGCCACCATACTTGGTCATCATCCCCACCTCCCCTTGGGAGAAGAGGATGCCTTGTGTGGTGTCTGTCATGTGACTAGAGAAACAGGAAACAGGCAATCCTCGTGGGTTGCCAAAGTTAGCCCATACAGGGGAGGAGAGGCTGATGTAGCCCTTAGACATGTAGCCGTAGAGCTTATCAGCGTACCCCTCCTTGTCTCCTAGCAAGTGCTGTGCCCATGTTGCAATCTCCCACAGGCGCTCCTCAGCTACCTGCCCCTCAGTTAGGTAGCCATTAGCTAGGAATGCACGAGACTCTTTAGTTAACCAATTAAATGACATTCTTTCTCCTTAGAATAATGAGTCGCCTGAGAACTCTTGTTTAAATTTAGAATAGCCTACGGGGTGTTTAGCAAAGAAGTCTGTATGAATACCTGCGTTAATCTGCAAGTCAAACCACTTGGTACGCTCTAACAAACTCTCATCAAGCTCAAAGGCTTCTTCAAATCCACACTGAACTAGGCCAGTATTAAAGCGCAGCTTGATGTACTCCTCTACTTCTTTCACCGTGAGATAGTCGAACTCCCCTTGTTCAAATATCCATCGTACAATGTTACGCTCAGCTTCATAAGCCTCTTGGACAAGCTCTTGCACACGCTCTTCCATAGCTGTGTCGAACATGCCAGGGTTTTCTTTCCGGATGACATTGATTAACTCCGCACCGAACATGAAGTGAATGTTCTCTTCAAGAGAGGTTGCCTCTACAGCGTTAGAGATGCCTTTAAGCATAGCTGTCTCTTTATTGAACGCTGAGATGATTAGGAACTGAGAGAACAAGGAGACGTTCTCAATGAACAAAGAGAACAATAGAATTGTCTCTACATACTCCTTACGGCTGTCTGTCTTGGCCCCTGCCATAGCCTTGCTGATATAGCGTACCCGATCACGGATAGCAGGAACCTCTAGCACCTTACTGAACTCATCCTGTAGCTGGAGAATCTCAATTAGGTGGGCATAGGCATTAGCATGCCGAGCTTCTGATTCACCAAAGGTAACACCCACCTCTTGAATCTCAGGCTTCTGGAAGATGTCCCCAATCTTAGTCCAGAAGTCTTTAACCTTCACCTCCACTTGACTAATACCTAGCATAGCTCGCAGGATGGCAGACTTATCTCTCTCCGTCATGTTAGCACGGAAGTCTTGAACATCTCCAGCGTAGGGATAGGAGGTATGCACCCAATAGGATTGCCGGATAGCGTCAGTGTAACGATGCAGTTCAGGGTATTCTCGTGGGAGGTAATTCTCTCTCTTACGGAAGATGTCAGGCTTATGGCGCTCTCGATATTGGATGTAAGAGCGTGCTACATCACACTCCCCTATCCGCATCAAGGCTTCTTCCACCGCCTCGTGTACCTCATCTACTGCTACCTCAGTGGGTGCATTCCACATCAACTTACTGTGAGCCAAGTGAGCGGCCTCCAGGGCCGCCTCCTTACGTACCCCTAGGGATGTGTCCCCCATAGCCTTTTCAACAGCTATGGCAGCTTTCATACGGTCAAACTCTTCTATACTACCATCCCGCTTGTGTACCAACATTAACTAGCACCTCCTTCCCATGCGTCAAAAGAGATTATCCATTTCTTACATTGTTCAGAACGGATAATGTCGTCATAATCAAAATCAACTAAGTGACAATCTACATCAAGACCTCTCACCATGCGTACCAATTCTGCTAGGCCACTCTGTTTAAACTTAGGAGAGGTCTGAGCCACGTCTCCACACAACACCACCTTGCTGTAAACACCTTGACGAGTGAGCAATACCTTTAGCTGCTCAAAGCTCATGTTCTGGACTTCATCAACAATGATCAAGGTGTCGTCCCAAGTACAGCCCTGGATGAATTCCAAGGGCATGTAAGTTAGTCGCCCTTGTTTCTCCAGCATAGCAAGCTCACCTTCTTTCTTACCGAGCTTGTGGAAGTTCTGTTCAATAGGGCGTACCCAAGGGGCCATCTTCTCTCGCTCTGTGCCTGGGAGGAAGCCATTCTCCTTAGCAAACGATACGTTAGGACGAGTAACAACAACACGTTTACGCTTATCCTGTAGCCATTCACACGCTAGCTCTACAGCTCCGAATGTTTTCCCAGTGCCTGCCGGGCCTGTACAGATGACAGGGAACAGGTCACGATCACGTAGGGCAAGCTCGTACAGTTTACGATTATCGCTCATATATTACTCCGTGAGGGCTTTCCAAGAAACCGGATAGAGAGGTTGGATAAGGTCACCAACCATGTAAGCTAAGTCTTGAATCTCCTTCTGAGCGTGTTCATCAGTACGCTGTTTGTAGAACCGAGCAAAGGCAGCTAAGGAGCCGGTTATGTAGTAGGAAGTGTACATGGATTGAGGCAACACTATACGAGCTTGCTCAGGTGCTCCTCCAAATTCCAGTATTTCTTCGTAAACCTCTTTCGCTTCTTTCAGTAAGTTCTTATAGCGATTCCTCACACGTTCTGCTGGAGAGAAGAAGCCATCCCCTTCATTGATACTTCCTTGCCCGCTCCCCTGTTTAACACTCCCATCAGGACGACTACGCCATACGTCAGGAATAAAAAACTCAGGCTCATCGTCTACATACCGTCTGCTCACCTCATTACGAGTAAAGCCTACAATATGCTTGAACTCTTGACGAGCTACAAAGATGGGAACAGTGTAGCGTAAGGTGATTTGAGGGTGACTAAAAGGAGTCCAATGGTTATGGCGTGCTAGGTAGGCTAGTAGCTTATCGTTCTGCTCTGGTGTGTAGTTAGCTGCTTCTTTATGGAAGGAAACTCGGGCGGCATCTACTACCCGATCATCGCCCCCCATGTGGTCGATGTAGTCTACTTTCAAAGAGTCTCTCCGTATTCTAGTTGTGCAAGTAGTTCAAGGCAGTGCTTAGCTTTACGCAAGTCCTCTAAACCATTCTTGCTCTTATGCCTAACCGTATACTTAATGACATTGCTTTCACAGTAGGGCAGCTTGTTCTTCTGACAAAACTCTACAGGTTGAATGACGAGGGACTTATAATGTCCCCCGCCAACCTGCACATCAAGTGCAGTTTCAGTCATCTTCGTCTGTATCCCTCTCTTCTTCTTCCCATTCCTCTTTTAGGTTACCAAAGCGATCATAGGGCTCATCGCAGTAGCACCCACAACAGGCACAGCACCCACATTCTAAAGTGTCATCATACTCCACGGAACACCTCTCTCTTAACAGCCTCATACCCTTTAGCTTCGATGTAGTTGAAGAGAATTAGCATCTGTCGCTTGCTCTTCTGATCAAACTGACTCATGTACATTTCACTAGCGTCTTTACCTTTGTCCTCCGCTAGGTTAAAGGCAAGAGCGCAACGGTTCCATGTACGCAGGGTTACGTTCTCAATCTCATCAAAGGTACGATTAGTCATTACTGCTCTCTTTTTCGTTTTGGCGTCGTTGTTTGGCAATTGCTCGCTCCTCTGCTGTCACTTCGTCATGGCAGGCTCTACACAAGAGTTGCAAATTATCCATTTCACAATACATAGCTTCGATAACATCTCCCCAAGTAGTGAACCCCACAGAGGGGTCAATAATCGGTTTGATGTGATCTACCGCTACATTATTCACTCGCTTACCGTTTACAACTATTGTGGCAGGGACTTCTTGCCCGCATCCTGCACACCTATAGAAGCCTCGACGAGTTCTAGCATTCTTCTTAGTTAATTGAATGGGTGCCCACTTACGTGTGCCTTGACGAAGGAGATTCTTAATGAAGCTATTGAACTTTGCCTCCGTCCACATACCGTTACATCGTGTCTTTTCCCCTGAAGGTCTAGCCATTTTTCACCTCTAACCAACCCCTCCATTTGCAATTAGGGCACCAGCCATAAGGGGCCAGCAGCCCTGTAGATGGCCTCTCTGACCACTCTTTAACTTGGAAACTGTGGTATTCGCACATAGGGCAAACCGTTGAAACTTTAGCCATCACCACTCCTCTGGTAGTTTATACATAATAGGGAATCCAAACTCATTAAGCTCTCTCACCATCCACAATAGGTAAGCCTGTTCAAGGAAGTAGCCCTGAGTCTTCTCCTTAGCCTCGTAGAGAGCTTTTACAGCTCTGTACATATCAACCTCTGTCTCACAGTCTTTAAGCGTCTTATACGCTAATACTGGGCCTCCTCGTGGCAGCCCTGGTATGCAATCAACCTTGTCCCCTGTAATCATTTGTGAGTAGAAGAACTTTAAGCCTGTACCAGTTAGCTTACCTCTCTCACTTAGATGTAACTCCCCAATGGAGTCAACTAGCTTAGGGCTATACCCAGCTTGGTTAGCACACTCCCAGCCGTAATGCCAACCTTCCATCATGCGTAAGTCTTTATCTCTAGTGCAGATGATGGTGGATTGCTCTTTCAAGAACCGTTGTTGATAGATGCAGAGCATATCGTCTGCTTCCATACCCCAAGCAATGATGGGGCTATAAGCGTGATAGATGTACGCTAAGAGGTTGTAGTAGTGGTAGGGTTTAGCCGAGCGTGTGCTCTTATAAGGGACAGAGACAGCCACCTCAAACCGAAAGTTAGGAGGGAAGGAGAGAGGCTCAAGCCCCTCCCTCTTACGCTTCCTGTTCTCTAACTTAGCTAGGAAAGGGTTGCCTGTAAGGAATAGCTTAGACTCCTCATCAGCCCAACATGCTTCCTCAATCTCTCTAACCTTCTGGTCAAATAGCTCAGACACCTGGGAGAAGTCCCTAGGAACCTTCTCTCCTGTTTCCTCGTCTAAGTATTCCCCACCAAACGCTGCCTCATATAATAATACATCTGCGTCCAAGAGGCAACGCATTACTTATCTTCCAAGACTTTAATGCGCTTCATCATCTCCCAAATAATGAGTGTTGTAACGACTCCTTTAACAACAAGTACCCATAAAATAGCTTCAATCATTCACTGTCCTCCACTCGATGATGAGAGATGGCATAAATTTGCATAGTGTCATCAGGACGGAAGAACACAATGTCTTGGCCCATAATACGCTTACGACCAGTAACCTCCCCTGTGTCTCCTGTCTTCAATCCATATTCCTCTAACCCTTCTGCATTAACTAGCGTTGCTTTGCTCATCTAGCCCCTCCACATATTGTTGCCATAACATATTGCTTACCAAGGTGGCAGATACCATAAGAGCCATTTCCATTTGCTCTAGGTAGTCTAGGTTTTTACTAGCGTATGTTACCACGGGCGTTCCTCTTCTTCAATGTCGTCTTCTTCCTGCTCTTCAGGCTCTTCCTGTGGCTCCTCACGGGCTTTCTCAGGCTTACCCTTACCTTTGCCCTTACCTCCCTCTAGAAGCTCTTGTAGGGGGCTTCCTGCGTATTCTAGGTTGCTCTTAATCTTCTCTTGCAACCAGTCAGGTAGAGACAAGAACACTTCCAGGTCTGGCTCTTCCAAGCTAAACATCTTAGCTTCATTAACAAGCTCAGGTGTCTTGGCAGCATCACGAGGACGCATAGCCGACAGGTCTTGAATCTTGTTACGTTCCTTACCAGCGTTAGGGCCGTTCTTTAGCTTGTACGAAGTGACTAGCGCATTAGCAGGAGCACCAAGCAACATACTGAAGTCACCTTCATGCGCCTCCTCTGGGTCAAGAGCCTTGTAACGCTTGGTGGACTTAGCTCGTTCACTAGACAGGTTGTACAGAGGGAAGTCCTCAGACAACCAACGAGGCTTGTCCTCTAGCTCATTGCCTTCTTCATCCTTGAGGAACTCATCAACAAACTCATAGGTGAGTTGGATTTGATGAACAGGTGGCTTGGCTTCCCCCTGAAAAGCCCTTTGTGGCTGTACCCCTAGATCAATAATCTGGACAACACGGACAGGGTATGTACCTGAGTCCATTACCTCTTGCTCAACACGATTACCACCACCTGCTGAACCATTTGCTGCTTTCTTAGCGTTTAAACCTGCCATAGATTACTTACCTCGTACTGATTTAATTAGGAATGTAGGGATTGCTACCAATGCCATCATCACAATCAAGTAGAGAGTTGTGAATGTTGTGTTCATTGGCATATCTTTGTAGAAGTCATTTAAAACTTTGTTAGTTTTATCTTTGTCTCGTAACCAGTCCCACCCCAGCAAACCTGCTGAGAAAGCACAGTTAGAAGTTAGATAGATTAGGAACCATGTGAGCATGGGATGCTCTCCTCAGTGAATAGACCACCACGTCTTACCAATTGCCGCTTCTCCCTCGTGTGGACATTGGATGTTGTAGAACTTACCAGCGTCAACAATACACTTCTCTGCAATGCGAGCTACATCTTTAGCAATCTCCTCACGGCATTCAATTGTATACTCGTCGTGTACCCAAGCTACCACTCCATAGTCTACGCCGTACTTATATTTCTTAGCTAGACGCTTGCAAAGAAGGTTGTACGCAGCAGTCATCATTACAGCTTCGTCAGACTGCAATACATATACCAGGATTTGATGCTCTGACTCAATGTATATTGGGCGGCCATCAAGGCCTGTTACCCAACCATTGTAGTAGGACATCTTCCCCCAGTCATTCAGCTTCTTCTTAGCGTTAGACCTCCACTCCTTAGTTAAGTTCTCAACAAGAGCTTCAAAACCTGCTGCCACAGATAGCAACGCTTCCCTAATCTTAGCCCCTAGGTTTACATCTGTTGAGCCATAAGAGCTTGCTAGCTTCTTATCTGACGCACCAAACATGAAAGCGTAGTTAAGCGTCTTTGCCATGTGGTAGGACACTTCCAGTCCCGCAACTTCTTTAATTGCTCGCTGGTTGACATGGTGGATGGAAGTTCCAAGTTCTTTGGAGCCATTGATAAGAGTGTCTGTGAAGAACTCATCACCAACTCGTGCTGCCAACATCCTATTTTGACAGCCAGCGGAGTCACAACCTACAAGCACATACCCTTCTTGTGCTGTGAATACCTCCCGCATTTGCCTGCCAAAGAAGGCATCCCCCCCTGGGACATTGACAATTCCTGCATGTTTAGCCCTCCCCGTTGTGGCTACACCACTGACCCTAGCTGAGATGCGTCCATCAGGCCGTATGAGCTTCTTCCAGCCCTCAAGCTGGCTACGCCTATGCCTGCATTGAACACGCTTAGCAATGAGCCTGCCCACCTTACCAGACACTCCTAAGAAAGGATCATCACCGTGTAGCTTAGGAGAAGTCTTAATAAGGTTCCCTCTCTCGTCTTTCTCTGGCCTCCCTTTAGCGTCCTTCTTGTAGTTCCAAGTCTCAGGTTGCCAACCCTCTGCTAGCAAGAAGTCTTTAGTCTCCTCATTGCTGTCTAGATTAACAAGGCGAAAACTAATCCTACTAAAAGGGCCCACCACATTTTGACTGCTATGTAGAGGGTCAAGGCTAGCCAGCCAATTAACCACCTGAGCAGTATATTGTCTGTCTTTTCTGAAAGGCTTGCTAACGAATTTATATTCACCTTTTACCTTCTGCTCTTCAATGATGAGCTTTAAAGGCAACATAGGTGTAATAGCCGCATCAATCTTACGCATCCAATGCGTTAGAAGGCTAATAGATTTGTCAATGTACTCTTCATCAACTAACCACCCATATTGCTCTTGTTTAGATAGGTTCTTGAACAACTCAAAAGTGAGAAGGTGAGCGTTACGCCAGTTCTGCCCCTTAATCTCCTTCATCAGTGCAAAGAACGTAAGTTTGTTTATAGCAACATCTTCACTACAGCGGTGTAACATCCCTTCATCGAACGTATCCCACTCGTGATAGTCAGGCTTATCTACACCCACTCTCACACCCCAGGCATACAGGCTGTGTGGGCCTGCTCTGCGGTCTTTAGCGTACATAGGCAGGGTACGGTTGGGTTTGTGTAGACGGCTCATCACAAGCGTATCTACCACCTTCCCTTTGAACACCCTCCCTGTCAGCTTCTCAATAAGAGGGAGATCGTAGCTTATGATGTTATGCCCAATTAAGACTTCAGCCTTCATCAACCTATCGACTAAAGCCCCTATCTCGTGTGGTCGATACTTCCACACTTCATCACTGCTTAGATCAGCAACTACACCACAATGTATTGTTGTTGCCTTGTCAAGGAGATTGTCCGCCTCTAGGTCGAATACATATACGCTCATGCCATTATACATCCTCCCGATACTTAGCCATCATGTCCAGCTTAAAGGAACGGATAATGTGTTCAATACCTCGTGAGCCTTCCTCAACAATCTCTGCAATCTCACGGGGACGGTAGCCCTTGACGAAGGTTAGGCGTAATACCTCCTGGTGGGCCTTCTTACGCTTACCAATCTCCTCTACCACTTCCTTTAGAGTGGACACCCCCAAGTCCCGGAAGTCTTCAAAGGGTTCATCCTTATCCATCTCATCACGAACCATGCCTTGCATTAGCTCTTGACGCTTAAAGTCAAAGGTGCAACGCTTAATGATTCGTTGAACCCACACCTCTAGGGAAGCCTTATTAGCGTCAAAGGTGTCTAGGTGTTTCAAGGCTCGGCAGTAGGCTTCTTGCACAATATCTTCCGCATTGTGAATGCCTCCTACACGTCCTGCTAAAGACTTAACCTGTGCCTCAGACTTCTCTGTGTAGAGTTCTTCAAGGGTCATTACACTTCCTCCTCAGTGACCTTAACAATACGTGCAGGCACGCCTTCTGCACAATAATGTAGCGCTTCGTCTAGGGAGTTACAGGTTTTACCTTTTAGGTAGCACCTCTCATCCTCTTTCCAGTAGTCTACCCGCCAGCTAACTTTTAAAAGCATATCATCCCTTCCACATAACCCAAAGTAATAGGAGCCAACCTGAAATTAAAAACAGGAAGGCGGTGATTGAAATTGCCATATTACATCTCCGAAAACAATCCAGTCTTACGGTTCCAGAACAGAGGTACACTACCTACCTCACCAAACTCCCTGTCATCAAGGAGAACCAAGTGTCTTACGTTTCTTTCTTCTTCTGAGAGTTCTGGGTCTTTGTTCCCCTCAAGTCCGAACATATAATTACAACTACGACCCATGGCACGACTGCCAGCAAACTGGCTAGTAAGGACATGCCCTCCACGGTCGTGAGAAAGACCACTATCGGGATTACGAAGATGGCAGAATATAAAGATAGCAACATCAAGATCTTTAGCCATAGCTGCGAGTTCTTGAGCAATCTCTTGTAGCTTCGTATTAGCATCAGCAGCGTTCATACCGTTAGTGAGGTTAGTGATAGGGTCTATAAAGATAGCCTTGCACCCCTCAGCAGCGGCTGATCTGATGTCTGTCTGTAGCGTCTCCCATCCAAGGTGTTGATACAGATTTACCATACACAACTTGTCTTGGATAATATCCCCAGCCCTGTCGTAAGCCTCCTCATCAAACTCTACTTTAGGGTCATGGAAAATCTTACCAGCAATCTTTCCCGCTACAAGTTTGTATGTCTTAGCGTTAGCCTCCTCTGGCTTAGCCATCATTACAGACCAACCCACCTGCTCAATTAGCCATGCCCCTAGGGTGTTCACAACCTCGCTCTTCGTAGTGTTCGACAGGGTTCGTTAAGCCCTGCCCGTTCTCTTATGAACTGCTGCATGTCCCCATGCAGACCAGACTATATCATCTCCTTTTGGAGGACACCGCTTCGAGCCACTTGGCCCTACTCCCTTTCGGGATAGTCGTTGCACCTTCTACCCTGCCCGTCTAAAGTTCAAGTGTAAGTGAGAGGAATCTCGTCCTCTAAGCCAACCATCTCTGACATTCTCAGACATGGTGGCCCATTCCAGATTGTCTTTATGATTATTCTGATTGTCACCATCGATATGGTTAACAACCTTCCCGTCCTCATAACCTTCGACAAAATGTTCAGCCACAAGTCGATGTACGAAAACTCTTTTGACAATTCCATTCTTACATAGGCTGACACGTTTGTACCCAGTGGAGTTCTCATCTTGCTTGAGAATCTTACCACGGGCACCTACTACTGTGCCATCCTCGTACACTCGATAGTTCGGGTAATCTTTTACTCTCATAAGCGCCTCCTTTTCAAAGAGGCAGGATAGCTTGGCTCAGGATTACCTGTTCTAGGCTTCCCCTGAATTCAATGTCTTTTACATGGGCTTTTACAAACCCATTTTCTGAGCAGCGCCTAGGTAGTAGGTCTCTCCGGTACGAATTCCCCGTGTGAGCTCTGTGAGACGCTTCCAGGGCCAGGGTACACCCCATTGGGCAGGCACCTTAGCAATCTCATGGACTTCTCTTCCCCACACTAGCCTTGTGTTTTTTGCTTTGCTAGCGTTGAAGGTAACAGCCTTGTGAGCTGCTTTAGTTTTACCTTGCAGGATACAGTCGTTAGCATCTTTACAAGGAAGGTCAATGGACGTAGCATCAGGGAACACCTTCATTGCTGCTTCTAATGCGTCCCTTCCTGCTTTGTCATTATCAAAGCAGAAGCTAATATCTTTGAAGTGACGCCTAATCTTAGAGGCTAGCCTAGCTAAGTCTTTACCAGCAGACGCTGCCCCATGAGGGAGAGAAGCCACAGCAGGAATCATGTCCTTCCACTTCTCACTGGTGTGCATTTCTAATATGCGGTCAAGAGCTGGTACGTCTAACTCACCTTCCACAATTATTAGACGCTTAGCACCAGTGGCTACAGCTTGTTCCCATCCGAATAAATCTACATCAGATTGATCTCCTAAAGCCCAGAACTTCTTAGGCTCTAACAGCTTCACCTTATATGACTTAAGCTCACCATCCTTAGTGTAGGGAAAGTACATGAACTTGACAGTTTGGCCGTCTGTTTCATCGTACCCCAGCTTAATACCATACTTCTCAAGGGACTTCTTACGAAGCATACGACTACGCAAGTCATCTACTGGGTAGGAGTTAATCTCCTCTATCTCTGCTTGAATCTCCTCTTTAGACTTCTTCAACCTTTTCTTTACAGGAAAGTCTTCTACAGCTTGGCCTTTGAGTGGGTCTGGTACGTATGTCTTACAACTATAACAATAGCCATCCACCGTACCATCTTCTTGCTCAAATACTTGAAGACCATCGCTAGAGGAACAACTATGTGGGAGTTTAAAAAGGCTAGTTCCTGCCATTCTCCCCTCCTACATTGTTTGATCGGTTATTCGCTTGCTCTTTACGAGTCGCCCAACGACAGTTCCCAGGTTCATAGTTGCCATCGTTGTCAATACGGTCTAGGGTATGTCCTTCTGGTCTTGGCCCCATGTCTTCTACGAAGGCTTCAAAAGAGTTTAACCATCTGTCACAAATCGTGATACCCCTCCCACCATAGCAGTGGTAGTAAGTGTGTTTTTCATTAAGACAACGTGTTTTCATTCCCGAGTAAGTTCGGAATAGCGGATGTAATTTTGTTCTGATACCTTCCACTTTTTTAGTCTTAGTTTCTTTATTGAAACTAATAGCATGATCTTTTAGGTAACATCCGCAGCTTTTAGTTGTACCCTTCCGCAAGGCTCTTCCTGCAACGGCTACGAGGTTTCCACATTTACATACACAAGCGTACTTTACACGCCGGTCTTTAGTCCGTATTGGCAACTCCCCAAGAACTCGCAAGTAAAAATATTGTGTAGCCTCCATCACGCCTCCTTAACAAACACTCCATCTTGTACACTACCCTTACGCTTAGTAACTTTGTCTACAGCAGAGTTAACAGCGTCCTCTAAAGTAAGTCCACAGCAATGTAGGACATTTACAAGGCATACGTAGCAATCTCCTGCCTCTGATAGAATTTCCTCTTTGCTCTTAAACTTAAGCGCTTCCAGAAGCTCATCGGTTTCCTCTTCCAGCTTCTCAAACTGCTTGAACTCGTCTGTCTTTTCATACAAACCTTTAGCTTGGAAGAAAGAGATGATGTCTTTGTTACGCGGGTAGGTTTTCTTTGTCACTGTTACAGAAGTAATATTGCTCATCGTTTTAGCTCCACTTGCCCATACCAGGGGGCGGTGTAATCGTCTGCTGCATATCGAAGATTGTCAGCTACACGCCTCATCCACCCTCTGCCATACTGATTGAATGTAGAAATCTTAGTAAAGAAATCTATACGCTCAGCATTAAAGTATTTAAGCACATCGTCAATACCAATCATATCAATAGCCCTTAAAGTCATAGGGCCCACCCTGCCATCATCTGTCACTTCTACAGCCCTTTGTAACATTCGGATAGCGTTACCAATACCGTGGTTAATAGCGGAATCAAATAGTTGATATGCTAATGCGCTGTGTAGAGAGTCCCCCTTAACACGAAGCCAAAAGTCTTGGTAGTAAATCTCTTTAGCTTCTTGTAATGTTAAATTTTTAATGTCTAGGTCAGGGTAAGACATAGCACTTACACCATACTTAGTTCCTTTTAGCTCACCTTGCCCTACAACACCTGTTGTCCAGTTCCCCCTGTCTTTCCTGTCATTCTGGAAAGAACCTTCGTGCCCTATCACTCTTTCAAAAGCATCATCGTAGTTCATACTTTAAATGTCCTCACTCGTCCTCCAGTAAAACAGTCACGCTTCATAGCCTGCTTGACAGCCGTTTTAGCGTCAGCCCCCATATCCATAGCAGCTAGAGCAAACTCTGTGCCTGAACCAATAGCGTATGGGTAGTCTACAGGGGTAACCTCCGTAAAGCCGTCTCCTAGCTTCACAGATAAGACTTCTCCCTCATCCACTACTATGGCAGTGCATCGGCCTTGCCGCTCTTCTCCGGCCAAATAGAACTGAATTAGAGCAGGTATGTCATCAACCGATCCAGCACAGAAGAAATGTACACCTTCTACAACTTTATGCTTGTTGTAGTCGTCATGTAGAATCATGCCCCCTTCAGCCATACGAGAGTCACATGCCACCACACCATCTTTATACGCAATTGTTGTCATAACTTTCTCCAAAGGGGTAATGGTTATATACCCCTGGTGGGCTTAATTCCCGAAAATATTTTGTAGCAAAAATTGTGCTATAACGCATCACATAACTATTGTTATGCTCTCACATAACTATTCTTGTCACACTTCTGTGTGGTGTTTGATGTTGAAGGTAGGGGTTTCCTTTCGTCTGTTTAGATGAGCCATTATTTCTAAAGCCTTAGGCCCGTCCATCCTAGCAGAGTCTTTTCGAGAAGTTAGCCTCAACCCTTCGAGATGCAGGTTTCCTGTTACAAATTGCCCACCTGTCCCTAATACTAGATAGTTATTCATCTCGCAGGCTCCGGAAAGCGTTAGCATAGTTAGTTAGGGTAGTGCCCTCTAAACCAGGGGCAGTGTTAACCTCTAGTACATAAGCCAGAGATTGACGCTCGTTAAAGATAACATCAGCAGCACCAAAGTGCAGGTTAAGACTCGTGACTGCTTGGGTGGCCTGACGAAGTACGTCATCTGGGACAGTACCAAGAGCGTCACCGTTCCGAGCAAATACAAAGCCATTAGCATTATTACGCACCTTCCAGTTGACATCTTCATCAGCTACGTCACGACGACGTGCCTTACGTTGAACATCAATAACCTCCCCATTAAATACATGGACGCGGTATTCATGTTTCTTAGGGACATAGGCTGTGTATAGCGGGGCACCCTCTGGCATATAGTTCCCAGGCTCTACAAGCTGGATGCCCTCACCACTATGCCCATTGAGTACGTGGCGTACAACAATAGTCGCCCCCTCTTCATTACAATACTCAATAGCCTCTTGCCAACTCTCTGTCCACCAAGGCTTACGGCAATCAGCATGAGTGAAGAACTGTAGCTTATCAGAGGCACGTCGTACAGCGTCAGGTTCGTTAATAACTTGACACTTAAGAGCCTCTTCTGGTAAGCGTGAAGCCCCCCAGTTAATTACAAGTTTGTTAGGGTTGCCACGGAATGTAGAGTTACGATGTGACATACGGCGTACTTCTAACTCACGAGCTAACTCACGAGCTGAGTTACTTCCAGGCTTGTACGGGTATAGGATTGTATTACGCATTAGTGATAACCTCTAATTAGTCCAAGATCAACTGCTTCATCGAAGGTAATGGTGTGTCGGGTTGAGGGCATTTCTCTAGCTTCTGTCCAGCTATTAGCTATTTCCTCAGCGGTTAAAAGTCTATCGGGGGGAAGTCGTCGTCCCAATCCTCTGTCACTGTCACGCCCCCAACTTGGCGCTTTGGGAGGCTGGCAATCTCCTCCCAATCCCCAGAGAAGGCAACCTCTTGTGCTCTCCGCATACCCTCTACAGCCTTAGCCTGCCAGTCAGGTTGAGCATAGATGACACTAGCGTGCTCTCCAAATAACTTCTCAGCCAATGCTTCAAAGCCCCCCTCAGAACTCTCCATAATCATCTCTACGGGGTTTTGGAAAGAAACTGACCTATCCCTCAAGTTAACTAGAATCTCTGCCCACAGAGCAATTCTGCCCATGTCTCGGGTGCCTCTCATAGCTCGGAACTCAAGAGAGCCATAAGAACCTAGGGCACGGACGTTCATAGAGGCATAACGTAACTCATCAGTACATAGAGTACGCCGATAAGAACCTGTCTCTAATGCACGGCATAGAGAGTAGATGAGGTATTCAGCATCCTTAGCTCGTAAGCAGAAGAGGTTGCCCTCACGATCTGGCCCGCAGAAAGATACAAGGCAGTTCTCAAAGATGAGATAGGCAGTGATGAAGTTATACAGCTCAAGGAGAGAGAGATTCTGGCAGTTAACGTGGATGTGTACACCAGCACGAGGAGAGTCGTTAACCACAGACTTGTTCTTCTCGTAACAGTCATCCAAGTGTACTAACGCATCCTTAGCCTTACCAAGAGACATAGGCTCTGCCAGTACAAACTCACAGGCGTTCTCTAAGCCATCACCACGTAGGCTACCGTCCCCTTCTACATGCCAGTATGTGCTGCTCACTCGGTCGTATGGGAGACGCTTGCCTTCCACTTCAATCTCAATACCTACATCTGCATTGCATGTTCTACGTAGCCCAAACATCTTAGCCACTGTCATGTTAATCTCCTCAATCGTGTAAGAGGGTGTAGTCAAGGCCAACTATTCCGCCACAATGTTCCAGAAAACCATATTCTGTAATCCGCCTTCTTTCAAGAAAAACCACCGTGTCTGTGGAGAGGTTCTTATACACCACAACAGTGCCCCCAATCAGTCCAGAGACTCGGTAATGCCTCATCCGTGGTGTGTCATTAACCTTTGCAAAGAATAATTTTCTAGCCATTACATAGCCTCCTGTAGAGACTCACGTAGCCATTCAAACTTAGGGGCTAGTACAGGGTTGCCTCTCTCTACAACCCCCACCTCACGCCCCTTGTAGTTAAGCAAGAGGCCACTCGGCCCCTCGCTTACAGAGAATGTCTTACAAAAGGCTAGACTATGTAGCTCTTCCCTCTGCTTAAAAGGGTTGAGACTACGTTGTGTATGGGAAGCCTCCTCAAAGCTGGGGTAGACATTTTCTAAACACTTCGCCAAATCCTCAAGAGTGAGGAGGCCACGAGGGCGGATACCTGAGTAGGGGCATACAAGGGCACGGAAGTCGATGCCTTGTTTCCAGCGTCTCATAGGCTGACGCATGAAGTAGTGAGCACCGCTTTCAGTGTTGACAAACCCTACCTCAGGGCAAGCCATGTTAAGGGAAGGGTCGTCCTGTGAAGCTACAACAGGCTCACGCCCTAGGATGAGGAAACCCGATAACTCTAAGTTATCGGTGATGCCCTCAACAAACATGGCCTTGCCTCGGTAGGTTACCACTGTGTCTGAGAGACGACTAATAGCGTCTCGCATGTTGTCAAAGAGCATATTACTCTCCTGTAATACGTGCAAACAGCTCCTCTACTCCATCTAGAATCGCTCCCTCATGGTTAAGGATGGCCTGGGCTAGTTCACGGTCGTTATTATCAACAGCAGTTTTAGCAGCATTGCTGGACTTATTGTAGAGGGAATGCCCATCTACCAAATTCTTAAAGGCTTTCTGTGTCTGCTTGAATACAAACCCCATGATGTCATCATCTGCCAGCCAAGCATTACTCAGGCTACGGTACTCAACACCATAAGACTTAGAGCGGAAAGCCCCTGCCTTACCATACATAGCCCGACGACCATCCTCTGTATCCCAGAACAAGGAGGGGACACCTAGGTAGAAGTCCAGCTCACGAGTCAGCATACGACATGCCTCTACGTGGTCTGGGTGGTCAAGAGGAGCATCTGTAGTCCAGCCAATATGAACGTGACCCCCTGCTGTACGGAAAGAGACGTTACCGTTAGGACGCTCGTTAGCCTCCCCTGTGTAAGCGTTGTAGTCAGGGTCACAGCCTAGCTCTAAGGCTTCCTCTGGCTGACTACGCATGTATGCCTCATCGAAGTGAGCAATGGGGCTAGAAACCAACTCATAGCCCTCTAGCATAGCCTCTAACTGACGGCGTACAGCTTTGATGCGAGACTTAAACCCACGTAGTGTGGTGGCAGGTTCAATGTTAAACTCAACAGCCATACCATCCACCTGTACAGCACCAGACCGTACACGGTGGGGGTCTGCCTTAGTACCAGGGATGAGGCCGTAAGCTGAGACGAAAGAATCGTCTTTACGCAGAAACAGCTCAGGATCACAACCAACCATTACGTTACGAGTAGCCATGTTTACTTCTCCTCAGATTTAATGTGTAAAACGCAGTTATCAGGTTTTAAAGCTCCGGTAGCCATTGATCGAGCGCTGGATAGGGTATCCCTACCCCCAATTTTCCACCAAATACCAAACTTTTTACCATAGATATGGTATTTCCAGAAGCTATCGGCCTCTAGCACTTTGGCCTCTTTGTACCCGTATTTCTTCATAACTACCCCTGTAAATGTTCTTTCACTTCGTCTGTAGTAGAGCAATCTTCACAGACAAAGGTGTCGTGGTTAATCCACATGATTGTTTGTGCTTGGCTTAATCCAGCAGGAGACGCACACCAAGCACAGCCTTTATGCGTCTTCTCTAAGTATTGCTGCTCTGTTAGGTACTTGTTCTCATACCCAAGGATGGTGTCTTCATCTGTATCTTCTACCTCTTCAACTGTCTGATAGTTCACAGTCACTTGGTTAGCCGACAGGACAGTGGAAGCTACATCCCCTTCAAAGATTGTGTCACCTGACAGGGCAATAAGCTCCTTCCACAGCTTACTCTGTGGCAGAGGGTAGAGCTTAACCTCTACGCCCTCATACTCAAGGGCTGTACCAGAGATGTAAGCATGGCGGTTAGTGGTGTATGCCACTCCATCAATGATAAACTGTATACGTTTACCAAGGAGGTCTTTCACCTTGCTTACTTCGTCTGTCTTTCCTGTCTTGTCTTCGAGCTTTTTTGTACCACCCGCCTTATAAGGACTGTTATAAGCGGTGGTAGCAGGCTTAGGGGGGATGAACTCCTTGAACTTCTGGATGGAGCAGCTAACCTGTGAATCTTTCTGATACTTGAGAGGGAAAGTGAAGCGATGGATATGGCAAGGAGCTACATCAAATACCTCCCCATACTTCACATTGTTCCTGCTCAAGGCAACATGCAACATCCAAGGTTCGCTTGCCCAGAAGAGGGCAGAGCCATCTTTAGAGTAGCAGTATGACAACTCACGCTCTGAGTTACGCAAGAGGATAAGTTCCTCTGTGCGCTTATCCCAATAGGTTAAAGCGTAAGCACCATCTAAGACAGCCAGTGTGGATTCTAGTCCCATTGTCTCAATAGAGTGGAAGATATTCTCACTGTCCACCTCGAAGTCAGTAGAGTCAGGAAGTCGCCACTGCCCACGGATAGTTCCGTTATGGGCACCTACCACATGCTCAAATTCAAAGGGGTGGGCGTTGATGTTATTTATCTTACCCTTGGTAGCGTACCGATTGTGCCCAATCAGAGCGTAAGAGATGGGACGCATTACCTCATCGTATGCTTTGGTGTCGAACAAGTCCCAAGCATTCCCCTTCTTTTTAACTAGGTTCCACCCAGTTGCATTGATTGAAGCCACACCAGTGGAGTGTGGGCCACGTAGAATGTCCAGATGAAGAAGGTCTTTAAAGGCTTTCTTCTCTGGTGCGTTAATGTCACCAGCTACGCCAACTAAGCCACAAATGATACTATCCTCCTAGAGTGTATAACTCTTTAAGCAGTAAGTTCAGTAAAGAATGATGTTACAAAGGCTGCATATCGCTCAACAGACATGCTAGAAGTCTTTTTCGCGCTCTTCTTGGCCTTCATAAAGGGGTTGATAACAACAGCCTTAGAAGGCTCCTGACAGGCTTTTATGAAGGCTTTACGAAACCCTTCAATAACTGTTTGGCTACCCACTTCCCACATGGCCTTAACGCCTGAGTAATTACCGTCCTTGTTATAAGGGTCGGTTAAGTTTTTCTTGTAAGGCTTGGACATGAAAAGGTTGACACCCTTCTTAGTGATGCGGTGTGCATCAACAGGAGAGTGGTCAGAAGCTAAGGCAGATATCGTGATGCTATCCCCATCAGCACAAGCGAAGTTCATAGCTAGGAAGGCATGACGCTCATCCACACCTAGGTTAACCAACTTATACCAAAGCTCTACACGGGTGTTCTTTTCCCATGTATGGCGTGTTGTCATTAGCGCCCCCTGCAATAGATTAGCTGGGGCTGACACGTTCATGGAGACAGAGAAACTGTTCCATGCAACTAAGGCATTTTTCTCTTCAAAACAATCAGCCCAAGGGCTACGGTTGAAGATGAAATCAAACCAACGGATAGCAATTTTCTCATCAACCTGTTTATAGCCATGTTGGCTCTTAGTACGATTGATCAGGGTGACAAGAGCCATTGTTTTAGCACAGCCATTGTTACGTACAAATCCGTGACATGGGCCGTAACTTACGCTCGGCTCTTGTTTATACTTAGCGTGAACAGCAATGCCATTGTCGCTACGCTGGCGTACAGCTTTTAGTAAAGCCTTAGCTTGGCTAATGTACTTCCCTTTGTCCATCTTAGCTAAGCGCTCAGCCTCTGCCTTACGTTCAGCTTCCATCTTCGCCATAAGCTCAGGATCAGCATAGACTAGGGTAGAGGGGCTTACAGCTAGGTCATCAATAATTACTCGGGCACTATCTATAACATGGTCGATAGTTAGGATGGTTTTATCTCTAATCCACCTACTCATTCGTAAAGTATGCCCCCATTTAGGCTCCTTGGCCACCATAATGACTTTATCACCCGCTTTAAAAGAAGCGCTCTGAGACATTTTAACACCTACCTAGTGTGTTGGGTTAGGTTAAGCCCTAAAACCCCTCAGAGAGGCTTACAGGGCGTTATAGAGCTACATTCAGGCCAGTGCTAAGAACTTGTAGTGGAGTTGCTTAGCTTTCTGGTAGAGTTTACGCTTACAAGCGTCCATTTCAATAGTGAATGTTTCATAAGGAACTGTTCGTTCCTCACCTGACGCTGTAAAGCCAACAACAAGGTTCTTAGTACGCTTGTTGGTCTGTTGATACTTCACTTCAGCTAGGTCAGCAGCTTCAGTGTTGATGAGGTTACGCAGGTGGCGTGCTTGTTTACCGTTCATGTTACAACTCCTAACGCATAATAGCGTAGCTGATGGATACAACAAAGATTGCCAATGCAATCATTTCAATTCGATTCATGCTCGATTCCAGAAATTATTTTGCAGCAGAAATCAGCCTAAGACGCATCACATAACTGCTAACGTGTTTTCTCATAAGTGTGATACTCTTGGGTAAGGGGGTCGTAAAGAATAATATCCTTCCCTCCTAACTCCCCCTTGCATACATAAGGCTGAGAAAGCCAAGCCTCTTGTATACCCTTATTAGCTCTCCTTAGTCGGATAATCTCTGCCTCTCTATCAAAGATACGCTTCAAAGAAAACAAGGCCATAGCAATTTTCTCCAATTATTTTTCTGGGTTTTTCTGTAATTTCCAGTATATAATATTACGCCCTTTAAGATATATATACTAGGTATATACAAGGTATATGTTCTGTTGGTTATAATAATGTTAATAACCAACAGATATAATTCTAGGTATATACCTTAAGATTCCATATACCCTTGTAGCGTCTAATCCTAAACTTAAGAGAACTATCCCTAGCGTGTAAACACTTAACCACGATACACAACCTAGGTAGGCTCCAGCTTAGATATTCATTGGTTGGCGTAGAAACTGTCATCACGTCACCTCATAGCATGTAACACGACCGACTCTAACCTTACGCTTAGCTGTATACCCAGCGTATACACAATCCGCTTCCACCTCGGTCAGTTGGTCGTCAGTTAAGTTAGGCCAGATAAAAACCTTAGCCTTCTTCGGTCGTGTCCGTCGTGGTTTGTTCATAAGGCACAAACACCCATTCGTAGTTTTTGTTAGTTCTAGCGACAGTATCCATCACCCTACCAATAGCTTCCATAGGAAGGCACTTATAGGGGGATTCAGGCAGTTGTCTGCTAAACATAATACCTTCAGAGGAAAACCATGCGTAGAAGTTTTCCTTGGCAGACCATAGGCGATACTTAGCCATCCAACCATTCCCCCCAAGCGTCAATGAAGCACACCGCTTGTCTCACAGTGTAGTTCTCCTCCTCACATTTCTGCACTAGGAGTTCAAAGTCATCACGACTAAGGTAGAATTGCTTATTGAAGAGCTTCCTAACCTTCACGCCATGATGCATAGGTTTGTTTGCGTAAGTGTTCATGACTCCATACCTCTCCTATTGACTCGTTATCCGTAGTCCTACCCTGATAGACATACACCCATGCCTCAACCTTGTCACCTGCATCAGTGGTGATTAGGTTAAGCTGACGCTCATACATAACGGGGTGGCCTTCCAAGCGGTCTAAGGCACGGAACGTATCTTCATCTACACGGTATAGCTCACCCAAGACACGGCCTTGCCCTTCCTTAATGCCAGGGAACCGCCCAAGGCTATACATATCAAAGCCTTCCACAAGACCATTAGCAATATGCTCCTGGTCAGATAGGAGCCGATGGTTTCCAAAGCCTTTCTTTAGGCTTCCATACACAAACACTGTTTTCATGGGTAGTCCTTACGAATAAGCGCCCCTGGTAGGATTCAAACCTACAACCCTGTCCTTAGAAGGGACATGCTCTATTCAATTGAGCTACAGGGGCATAAACTGGTTATTTAAAAGGGTTGCCGCCACTCTTATGGATGTATCTGCGCAGACGATAACGAGTCAAGTGGCAAGGCATACGCCTATCTTGAGAATAAACATTACCGTATGAGTAGGGGAAATTGCTTGTCCACAACTCAGCTGACCCCAGCATAGTTGTATGGTTGCCTATTTTAACTGGGAGCTGTTGGTCAATAGCATCGTTCAAGTAACGGTCGTAGTTCCAATCTACTGAACCTAAGCTAACCCAGTTAGGCGGCCATACAATACGAAACAACAGGTTCAACAGCCAACGGTAAAAGGTTTTCATATCAACTCTCCAAATATATTTCTAATGTAAATGATGCAGAAACGCATCACATAACTATGCTACCCTGGCGTACAACCAACAAGGCTTAGGACAAAGTACAACACTGCCCCAAACATAGTTAAGTTGATGCAGTGTCCAATGATAAAGGTGAGGATTGGGTGCTTAACCATGAAAGACATGCTATGTCCTCCTATTTTCTCGTGTAAGAGACGTTAAGGCATAAGCCTAGGCTACCCCTAGACCTATGCCTAACGCTTGTTATGCGGCTTTCATCTGCTCAGCTTCATCCTGAGTGATCTGTCCATTTTCCAACATGCGGTCAATTTCTTCATGTTCAGTATTATGGGCAGGAGACACACCCATAGCCTCCATTGCACCCATTAGGTCGTACACGTTGACTTCTTCCAGCTCACTGATGGCTGACATAACATCGACCAGTGACATATTGCCCTTGCCTTCATCCAGTGCTGACTTGATAGCAGACTGTACTTTCTTCGCATAGTCCACTGGCTTAGCATCCATCTCAGCGTTGTTAGACCACACCCAGAGATCATTGGCGGGATCTTCCAGCCACGCTTGAATGGTAGAGACACTAGCATCCCAACGCTTCTTAGCTTTCTTGTTGAATACAAGGGGGGTACGCTTACCCTTACCCTTGATTGCAAACTCTTTTACATCATCGAAGTTAGACGTGAACGCAATGAAGTGATGGAAGTATTGAACAGCAATACGCCAGTTAATAGGGGTGAGAACAAAACGACCGTCACCATCCATACCTAACAGTGCGTTAATAGGGCGTATATCCTCATTGTCTAGCACGTAGTTAAGCAGGTCACGGGAAAGCAGAGACAACTTCTCTTTGGTGATACGCTCAGCAGCAGCAACTTCGGCAATGGCTTGCATGAGGTTTTCATAGGTAATGGTCATGGCTATTACTCCTGATTTAATTGGTAGTGGTGGTAAAGCTTCACCCCCTACTAGACAAGATTAACCCGCATTCAACGGTGGCCTTACCTAGTGGGGTGAATCTTTAGGGAGTTGATTCACAACCCGTTAGCGACTAGCAGAGACTATACATGACAGTCAGGCTAGTGTGATTAACTAGGATGCAGTGACTACTGTTACCGTCAAAGCCCCTAACTAGTCGCCCTTAGTTTAACGTCTGGTTATGCGCGGTCGGCACGGATTCCCAGACTATACAGACACACTACGCTTTCAAACATAGTAGTCAGCATGTACACTACGGTTTATGCAACTTGGCTGTACTCACAACAATTCAAACATGATTGCTGCCCGAGTGGCATATAACGCCTGACTTCCCAGACTGTACGCTTGTGCTATTCCATTGACATCATAGGGTCTGTAATCCGCTGAGTGTGTCGCATAGCCTAGTACGCTCCCCACACAACCACTTATGCCTAGTCGCTGGCTTAACATTGGCGTAGGTTACATTCACCTTCACCTTGTCACACTACTACTTAGTGCTGTGCTACTTCGGGACTTCAACCCCAGTGAGCCAACTGGTATTACTAATGGTAGCCTATGTTGCCTACCTTGTCAAGCCTTTACGCATTAGCGTGTTTGCTTGCCTTACATACTACACTTGCTTTACCGCTTTGTCAACTGTCTAGCCGGATAACGATTGGTTACGCATCACGCTAGTTGACCTTTACAGCTTACTACCTTTTGGGTTGGATGTCAACCCTACTTCCCTTTACTCGACGCTGGCATCCTTACCAGTCGCTTAGGTTACACTTACAGCTTACAGCATGTTGCTTGCCTTGTCAATGCTTAGTTTAGCAGGGGGCATAATGCCAATACTAAACCTTGTAGCCTAACGAACGTGAGTTTTAACGTCTTTATCTTTGACTGTCTCGCTTGGCTTGCCTTGACTCTTACAGCTTAGCGTATGTTGCTGGTGCTGTCAAATACTTTGTTGCTTGTCTTATTGCTGCCTAAGCAACACCTATAGACTAGCACCATACAACATATAATGCAAGCCCCAATGCAACACAATAGATAAGTAGTGTATGCACAGCTTGGGATATAGATGAAGGCATATAGAATAAGCATGGGTGAGTGCCGGTAGGCGTCTGATTTATAACAAGAATAGTGTAGAGACGTTGCCATAAGTGTTGACGGTAGTCATGGGTAGATGGCCTTACCCTCTACATCTATACCAATTCAATAGGTGCCGCTAGGCGTAAAATACTTTCTAGCATAAATTAGGCTACCCCGCATCACATAACCGGGGGCAGACCCCGCAGGGGGGAAGGGGGCATGGGGGTGGTGTACATTAGTGCATAGCCCCTCAATATTTTCTACACCAAATTATGAGAAATTCCTAACAGAAACCATGGCCGTGAGTAGTCCGAGCCTAGAGGTATTATAGTTTATGAGTGTAATTGACGAATTAAGTAAAAGACTCTCTGACAAAGGGTTTACCGGAAGTTTAAATGACAAAATGTTTAAGGAACTTAGACAACTAGGGTATACAGGTTCTCTCCCTGATATGCTAGCTAAGGTAGGAGGGTTTAAAACCTACCTGCTTGAGGGAGTGGATAGTATTAACACTCCTTCCATCACCTCTCCTGTAGATGGGGCTATAGATCAACCAGAGGAAGTGGTTCTTCAAAGTAGTGCTTTCTCCACTACACCTCCTGGAGCTGATGTACACACTTCTTCTAGTTGGAGAGTGAGGGACGCAATAGGCACTGTTGTATGGGAGTCCTTGAATAGTTTGTCTTTGTTAAGCATAACTGTCCCAGCAGGTGTCTTACAGGAAGGACAAACATACACAGCAGAGGTTAGGCATGAAGGGCAAGTGCTAGTTAGTGCATGGTCTCCTCTCAGTGAATTTAACACAGCGTCATCATTTGTATCAGTTAGTGGAGTTTTCTCCACCGCCCTCTACAACGGCACTGGCAGCACTAACCCAGTAATAAATGGTATAGATTTTTTAAACAAAGGTGGACTGACTTGGTTTAAGCGTAGAGACGGCGCTGTTTCACACTATTTGATGCAGCCACTGGCGGGCAATCAGGACGTCTTAAGATCAGACACAACTGACGCAAAATTCACAGGTAACTATACAGCACCTCAATCCGATGGTTTTGTGATTAATGCTATTAACGATCAAGGCATAAACGCTAGTGGCGCTAGCTATGTTGCTTGGTCTTTCCGCCAAGCCCCTAAGTTCTTCGATATTGTGCAGTATACGGGGGATGGCACAAGCGGGCGGCAGATAGCGCATGATTTGGGTGTTGCGCCGGGGGTGGTTGTAGTTAAGCGGCTGGATAGTTCTGGTGACTGGCGGATATACCACCGGGCACTGGGAGCCCCGAACTACGTCGAGTTTGATACCGGTGCTGTCGCCGCCAGTTCTAACATATACCCCCAGGACCCTGATGATAGCCACTTCTACGTTGGCAACAGCACAGCTCTCAACGCCTCCGGCGGCCAGTACGTCGCATATTTATGGGCGCACGACCCCTCGGATAGCGGGATTATTCAGTGTGGGAGCTTTAGTGCTGACGCCGCCGGTTCGTTCATAGACGTTACTGTTAGTCTAGGATGGGAGCCTCAGTTCGTCTTGCTAAAGTCAGCAAATAGCACGGGCAACTGGTTTATGCTTGACTCAACTAGAGGTGTTTCTTCTATCAGCACAACCGATGTAGCGAACGATCTTTTATATGCAAATACATCTGACGCAGAGATAGCAGAAAGGCAGGGTTTTTACAAAACGTCAAGCGGGTTCGTTGCAAATCCCGGCAATCTACCGGGACTTAAAGCCGACAACGAAACCTACATCTACATGGCCGTGAGGGCAGCGGAATGAATACCTGCACAATAGAAGGGTGTGATAACGAACATCGCGCCCCCGAATAAGGAAACATTATGTCAATAGAACTAAATAATATATCTTCTGGATATAGCACAGGGTTAATCAACGATAACTTCCAGGCGATAGAGGAGTATATAAACAACAACCTTTTAAACAGGACAGGTTTAGTTTCAGGGGAAGCCAATCAAATGGAAGCTCCCTTGGATATGAACTCCAATCCCATACTAAATATTGGCTTTGACATAAACAATCCTGATAGCATAATTACCATATCCGATGCAGATGCTAGATATGTGAATGTATCAGGGGATGCTATGACTGGCCCTTTAACAATAGAGAGGGCCACTGAAAGCACTCAAGCAGTTCGGAAAGATCAACTTGATGAAGAAACCTTAGCAAGGCAAACTGCGGATAGTAACCTACAACAGCAGTTGACTGGAACAATTCCTTTAGAGTCCTCTGCGTTCAGCCCTATTAGCTGGCATAGTCAGGAAGTAGGAAATAGCGTTGTTATTCCTGATGGCGTCAATGCTTGGAGCTTTGGGCCTAATATGTCTATTGCCGCAGGACAATCAGTAACAGTAGGCCAAGGTTCTTTCTGGACTATTGCAGAAGGACAGGCGTTTACTGGAGAAATCACTTCTTACGATGAAGGTTATCTATAATGGCTTTACAGTTTTTACGAGGGAGTACAGCAGAGAATGACGCATACACTGGCCCTGAAGGCTCTCTTTCTATAGACCTTGATTTAAAACAGGTACGTTTACATGACGGTGTTACTCTTGGAGGCACTGTCATTGGAACTATAAACGAGGGGGGAGGCATTAACAGTATTAGTGCCACCTCTCCTGTACAAATCAGTGGCACAGCATCTGACCCTATTATCAGCGTTAATGGGGTGACAGTCAGTACCGATGGTCTAATGCTTTCTGAAGACAAAACTAAACTCGATGGAGTAGAGGCAGGGGCAGAAGTTAATCCAACAGCTTCCGAGATAAAAGCTCTTTACGAAAGTAATGCGGACACTAACGCATACACTGATGCAGAGAAGGCCAAACTAGCTAGTCTTGACGCAGGAGGTGGGGGAGAAACTTCTTTAAAGATTGCTGTCCTAGGAGACAGCTTAGCTGCTCAGAATGGGGCTTTGTCTGAAGCATGGCCTACGATCCTCAAAAAACTATTAAACTCTTCAGGAGACTTGGTAGTAGATGTAGGTAACTTCTCTGTCAATGGGCATAGCTACTATCAAGCTAACACTGTAGCTAGTTTTGGTGTAGGTACTACGGCTGTTGATGCGTGTATTGCTTATTCACCTGATATTGTTATTGATGCGTTAGGTTTTAACGACACAGTGACTAATGTTGATGCTCGGACTCTTACGCAAGTTAAGGCTGATGCTGACACAATATACTCCGCTCTGAGGGGAGCCCTCCCCTCTGTTTCAATTCTGAATCTAAAGACAGTCGCCCATGATAATGTAAATGGCTCTCTTGCCAGTTTGCTAAATCGGAATGTCATCCCTTTTAGTTTTAATCTTGCGTCTTCTGGAATTTTAGCTAACTCTTACACCTCCGAAATTCTAGGTTCTGCTGTTAGTTCTGGTACGACTACAGGTTACAACAACCTGTCTGAACTCAACAATTACGTAGATGGGCTAGCTGATAGTTCTGGTATTATGAACTATTGGCGTATTGGTCGTCTAGGCTGCATTGGCTACGATACCCTTCATCCAACCGAAACAGGTTCTCTTTTACAAGCGGCATACGCCCTTAAAGCTATTCGCCAAGAGATTCCTGGGATTGTAGATCAGGACTACCCTGAGTGGAACGACCCTGATACAGTGTTTACTTCTGCACTATCTTGGAATGGAACAGACTATACCACTTCTTACTCAGCAGCAGTTGAACACCTCTCTCGTACTTTTGGTCAAGGCTTGAGGCTTAAACCAGATACTTGGTATCTCCCTACTAAGGCTTTGTTTGAAGTTCTACGGGAGACAGTGAGTGCCAATCAACCTTTCTCTTGGCGGGTCGATGCAACTCACCCTAATGAGACTGTTTTATCTTCTGTCAATGGGGGAGCCTTTTCGTCTCTAGGAACTTCCACGGATGAGAATGGTGATGCTCAAGATATTGCAATTAATCCAGTAAGCTCTACAGGTGTTTACACTTTCCGGTATAAGATTGGCAACGAAGTGTATGGGCCTTTTTCCCTAGACTTTACTATTAACCCTTACCAAATTGTAGAAGGTGGTACAGGGGCAACTACTCCAGCAGGTGCTCGTGTTCAGCTAGGCCTAGGAACAGCCGCTACTGCGGACACTACTTCCTCCCGTACAAGCTCTAGCACAACTACTGTCCTTCAAGCAGCGGGTATGAATAGCCACCGCACAAGCGGAGACCATGACGGTCGTTATGTTCAACTTAATAGTCTACCGTCTATCACTCAGGCCTCTCTGATCAATGGTTGGGTACATGACTCTGGGTATGGAAGAGCAGGCTATTACAAGGATAGCCAAGGTGTTGTTCACCTTGTTGGGGCAGCAGATGGCTCTTCTCAATCAGGTGTAACAGCTTTTGTTCTGCCTGTAGGTTATCGTCCCACAGATACTTACGGAGGAGCCACTGCTTGTTCAGGGACAGTAGTACCTATTTTGGTAGAGGCTAACGGTAATGTCTCTATCTTCTCTTCCGCAGGAACCGGCTTCTTTACCGGACACTCTTTCCGAACTACATAAGGATAAATTATGAGCACTATGCGTGTGAACACCCTGTCTACTTTAGACGGAACAGTAACCAAAGATGTAGCAGATTTAATAGACACCTCTCAGTTGTCTAGTCAAATTACATCTGCGGATACAAAGCAAGAAATGGAAAATTTGCCTACAGCTAATCTTTCTGAAGGGCAGGTATTCCAGGTAAAAGGAAGTTCCTTCACTTATGAAAACTCTGAGTTTGTCCCTGATGAGTCTCTAAATATTAAAGCCTTTGGTGCTAAAGGCGATGGGACTACGGATGACACAGCGGCCTTTCAAGCCGCTTTTACCTGGGCGGCAGGTAGCGGCAGTGGGCGAGAACTTATTATCCCTGCTGGACGCTACATTCTTACAGATAGCATTGTAGTGGATGGGAACCAGTGCAACTGCAATATTCGAGGGGTAGGTAGTTCCATCTCCGAGATCATTTGGCCCACTGGAGCAACAGAAGCAGGGTTTAAGTTTGGAGCGACTACTCCAATTAGTCGTTTATACTTCTCAGGTCTTTCTCTTAACACTAAGATGGTCTCTTCTAATCCTGCGCTGTTTGTCACTTGCACAGGGACTGGTTTGAAGCAATTCGTTATGAAAGACGTTATTGCTTATGGAGATGGTCTCCTTGGTACTCCCGCTAGTGGTTATTTCTCAGGAGGCTTTGTTCTTTTACGAGATGCGGGACAATCCCTTATTCAAGACTGCGTGTTTTATGGGGTGGATGGTTCACGAGAAAACTTCTTGCTAATCCCTTCTGCGGTAACTATTGAAGCAGTTAACTCTATGATGCTTGTGCCTCATCTTGTTAATGTTTCTTGCTCCTATGTAGGCTTCCCTTTTTATGTAGAGAGTTTTAATGTCCCAGGCATTGAAGGTGTGGTGTTTGATCGTTGTAATGGGTTCTGCGTTAACGGTCTGAAAGTTACCGCACAGGCCTCTGACAATCTGGCATATTACGCTCCTCAATGTAATATTAACAACACGCAAATCGAGTTCTTTGAAACCGGCATTGACCTCAACCACATTGCTGCGGCAACTATCACCAACAGTACGCTTCTGCATCATCCAGACAGCGTAACAACAGGGGCAGGTGTCTTCCTGACTGATGTTCTCAAAGCTGTTGTTGAGAACTCTTATATAGAGGCTCGCCCAGGCACTACGTTGAACGGTATTCGTGTAGGCGGATCAAGTGAGAGTGTTATTGTAACCTCTAACAATATGCGTATCCCCACAGGATATACTGGTATTATCTTTGAAGGAGCAAGTGAACGTTGTTCGCAGTTCCTTAATAAAGTGGAAGGGGGCGGAGAACTCTACGCTAATACCTCTAGCCAATCTTCTACCAACAGTGCAGTGCCTTACCAAGAAGCTACTGAGATCAGTACGACTTTGGATAACGGTGTTGTTTTAAAACAAGGCTCTCGTACTGTCACTGTACAAGCAAATGGAGAGTTCTCTATTAACTGGCTGTCTGGTTTCCCAAATAGCTTACTTGGGGTAACTGCTTGTTCAGGAGATTTTGCTGCGTACTCTGGGCCTATTGCTATTGGTGTACAAAATGTCACAGGTTTCGGAGGACGAGCTGAAGGAGTTTCTGCTGGCATTGATATTCGAGTGAATTACACAGCATTAGGGACTTAAAATATGAGTCAGTCTTGGTATGAAAAACTGCTAGAGACTGCTAAGGATGTGGCCCCCACCGTAGCTGGTGGGGCAGCCACTGTTCTTAGTGGTGGCAACGTGGGCCTAGGAGCCGTTGTAAGCTCCGTTATGGCCAAGGTGCTAGGTAGGCCCGTAGAGGACATAGAACAGGCCTCAGAGGCCATTCTGGG